ACCTGCGGCTTGTGTTCGTCGGGGACGCCGCCGGCGCGCAGCCACTTCACGTGGGTGGGGCCGTCCGGGCACTTGATCTCCAGGCCACCGGGCTTGCCGATCAGGCTGTCCGGGCTGCAGCCCAGCGTGGCGGCGTCGTTGAGGATGAAACCGACCTGCTGCGGCACCACGTCGTGCTCGAAGGCGTACAGCTCGCGCGCATCGTCTTCCAGCAGCACTCCGCGCTCGGTGTGCCGATTGCCGGTGAAGGCCTGGCCAGCGTCCGGGCGCACGGCCTCGTCGATCAGCTGGTTGATGTAGGTATCGGCGGCAGCGGCATATTCCCGCTTCTTCGGGGTGATGATGCTGCCGAACTCGCTGGCGGTCGGCACGCCGCGGCGGGCGGCGTACCATTCGGGCGATCGCTGTTCGCAGGTCAGGATCCGCATGGCTCAGTCCTTGGGCTTGGTGGCTTCGGCGGCGCGGTTGAAGGCGGCGCGCACTTCTGGCGGCAGATTCGATGCCTTGCCGCCGTAGGCCTGCAGTACCTCGGCCTTGCGCGCGGTGTATTCCTCCAGGGTCTTCAACCCTTCGGCCAGCCGCACCCAGTCCTGCGCGATCTCGCGGGCGATGCGCTGGGCTTCGTTCTCGCCGGCACCGTTGCCGTCGTCGTCTTCCCCGCCGATCGTCAGGTTGAAGATCATCAGGATCAGATAGCGCCGGCCGTAGCTGATCGCGGAGCCGCGCCCGTGGGTGCTGGTCTTGTTCTTCTCGCCCTTGATGCCGACGTCATCGATCGGGGCGTCGTAGTGGTAGGTGCGGCTGTGGCCGCCGGTGTGCAGCACGTCGCACACGATGCCCACGTGGCCCTGCAGGTCGGACGTCACCGTGCCGAAGGACAGCGAGAAGCCCTCGCGGGTATAGACCGGGGTGATCGCCTGGTTGATATCTTCCAGCAGCGCGTACTGGCTGTTGGTCTGCTTGTTCTTGCCGCGCTTGGCGATGTTCGGCATGGACGACTGGGCGCGCTGCATGGCCGTCGCGTACTCGCGGGCTGCTTCGCGGTTCTGCATGTCCTTGTGCATTTCCCACATGCGCTCCAGGCGCTCGACGCCCTGTTCGGGGAGCATCAGTGCTTGCTGCAGCGCCGCCTGCAGGCCCGTCCCGGCCTGGCTGCTACCTGCGATGGTGGTGATCTCGTTCATCTGGAATTTTCTCTACATGAAATGAGGTGCCCGGCTTTCGGAGCCGCTGCCGGGCGAGCGGGCGCGTCCCTGCGGGTAGTCAGAAGAGGGGGGCGACGTCTTCGACCGTCTCGACGGTCACGTCGTCGGTGCCGGCTTCCGGCTCGGGAGCGGCGACTGAGCAAGTGGTCACGGACTGGATGCCGGCGAGCTGAGCGGTCAGTGCATCGACCTGCTTCTGCAGCTCGGCGTTTTTGGCGTCAGTGGCATGCTTACCGGCATAGGCCGTCTGCATGGCCTTCTGCGCCTCAGCCACCTTCGGGTGCGTCGGCTCCAGTTCGGCGCCCTCCGTGTACTCGATGCGGACACCCTTTTCAGCGATCTTCCATCCGCTGGTGTCGTAATACCCGTCGCGCGTATACACAGTCGCGTTGGCCAGCAGAGAGGCGGCGAGGGCGGCGTGTTCGGCGGAGAGGATGAGTGCGGTGCCGCTGTCGGCGCCGATGGTGATCTTGATCTTCATGGGTCTGTCCTTGGTCTCGGGGATAGGTGCCGGCGTTGGGGAACCCGGCCGGCGCGGGTTGGACTGCCCGTGGGGAGCGGGCAGCGGGGGATTACGCGGCCAGGTCGGCCTGCTCCGGCTTCTTGCCCTTGCCCTGCTTGGTCGGCGGAATAAGGGTCAGCTGCACTTCTTCCTGGATCAGCGCACACAGCAGGCCAGCCTGCTCGGGCGTGGGGTGGAACAGGGCGGAGAGCGTCACCTGCAGGCTGCCGCCGTCCAGCGGCTCGAACCGGAAGCGCTTGAGCGAAACACCGCTCAGTGCCATCGGCTCGGTCAGGCCCATGCCGCCGCCGATCACCAGCTCGTAGCCGGGGTATTCCTCGTCCCACGGCAGCGCGCCCAGGCGCGGGAACTTGATCGCGGTCAGGCCGTCGTTGCCTTCGATCAGGTCCTGCTGCTCGCCCTGCAGCGGCTTGCGGTACAGGGCCTTGCGCAGGTCACGGTTGAAGAAGTCCAGCACGCTGCTGCTGGTGATGAAGACCAGCTTGAGGTCGCCGGCCAGCTTGTTCTCTTCGCCGTGCTTCTCGGCGCGGGGGTTGAAGTTGGACACCTTTGCAGGCGCGTCGTTGGTTTCAAACATCGGTGGTGCCTCTCGAAAAAGCCGGGCGCGCCGGCGGGGAAGTCAGGACCAGGCCGCCGGCCAGCACATCGCGCACCCGAGGGCGGCGACGATCGCGTAGCAGGCAACGCAGGCGGCGAAGTCGGACCAGCTGCGGCAGCCGGTGGCGGTCAGGAGGCGCATCAGGAGTTCTCCTGCTGGATGCGAGCCACGATCCGGGACGTGTGCAGGTAGCTCTTGCCGGTCGCCTTGGCGATGGCCGCAGCGCTGTAGCCAGCCGCCAACAGCTCGCGTACTCGGCGTTCGAACGTCTCAGCACCTCGGCGGGTAGCCTTGCTGCTGGCCATCAGGCGGCCCCCGTGGCTTTGGCGATGGCGGCGTCAACCGTGTTTTCGATAAGCGCCAGCTCCCTGCGCCAGTCGTTTCCGTGGACCCGGGCCTGTTGGATGCTGTTCTTGATTGCCTCATATCCGGCCAGCAGCTCCGGCGCGGCGGAGATCAAGAGGGCGTTGTACCGGCCCTCATCGCGATAGGTGTTTACCTCTACTTTTGCCACAAGGGTCTGAGAAGAGCCGCTGCGGGCGTCCAAAATCTGGCTGCCGTGATTCTGGAAGCTCCACGGGCCGGGGCTGTGCTTACTGGTCATCGCAATCTCCTTCTGCGCAGACGCCTTCGACGGCCTCGTGCTGGTTCATGTGGGCCTCGGCCTGCGCGGCGTCGGCGAGGGATACGGGTGCGGTGATCGGCGGAAACGGCTGATCAAACAGCCGTGCCAGTTCGGAGCAGGGCGTCATGACCGCGCGCCCTCGGCGTAGGCCGCCGCTGCCTTCGCCGCGCTCACCGCCTGCCGCGCGTTGATCGCCGCGACGTGCCGCTGGATCTCACGGCTGACGGCCTTCACTTGCTGCACCGGCACGCATTCGAACTCCACGTACTCGATGGCGATGCCGAGGTGGTTGGTCTTTTCGATCAGGTTCACGGCTGCACCCCGTCAACCAGCGCCTGGATCTCGGCGAGAGACTTCTGGGCAGCGTTCAGGCGCTCCTGCGCCGTCCGAACGCTCTCCTGCCGGTTGCGAAGCGCCTTCTGCAGGCCCTCAGCCTTCGCCTCCTCCGCAGTGGCGCAGAAGTGGAATCCGTCGTTCGTGTGCCACATGCGCTGCGGCTCATCCTCATCCTCATTGAGCATGTGGACGGCGACGACCTTGCCGTAATCGTTCTGGGCCAGAAGCAGCTTGCACTGCCAGCCGTGGCTGCAGGTCTTGCACTCGACCTCCAGCTGCACCTCTTCCTGGTACTCGCGGCGGCCGATGACGACGTATCGGAAAATCCCACCCGCCTCGACGTAGCGGAACAGCTCGTCGCCGATCTTGTAGTCTTTGATGCTCATGCGATCGCTCCCACCACCAGAGCGAACGCAACGCCCAGGCAGAACGCGAGGAAGTAGGCGGCCATGTGGCCGATGGCGTAGCGGTGCGCGGCGCGGTCGGCGGCGGTCATGCGGCCACCTGCTGCCAGCCGGCGCGGGCGCGTTCCATTTCGTTGACGCAGGCCTGTGCCTTCGCCCGCATGTGCATCGCCTTGATGCCAGAGCAGGGGCGGGTGGCACGCATCCGGTATGCGGTGTAGCGCCAGCTGCGGGCGCGCCGCTCGCTGCGCATCTGCTGCAGCACGTCCACGTGGCCATCGACCAGGTTGCCGCTACCGCTGCACTCGCTGCAGGCCACCGGGTACTCGCACTGCGGGTCGCCGATGCGGCTGTCGTTGTGGATGCGCTCGCCCATGCCATCGCAGGCCGGGCAGTCGATCAGGGCGTTGGCCGGGTGGGGCGGCAGGCCGCGCTCTTCCCGGGTGAGCTCCAGATTCCGTTTGTGCTGCCGCACCGACTGGTAGCCGACGCGGGTGGTGGAGCGGGGCAAGTTCTCGTTCATGGGTGAACCCCGTTGGGATGGCCCGGTGTGGGCCGACGGGGTCATCCTATGGCATCCCATAATCCAGTGTCAATGGTATCCCATAGATTTCTAGCCAAAAATTGGGCGGACCCTGTTGGACCCGCCCCTGATTCAGTTGACTGCCAAGGACACCAGCTTCCCGATGCCGCCCCAAATCGCTATGGGCAGCAGGCTCATCAGGGTGGACCACCACACCACTTTGCTCGTCTTGCGGAACTCTTCATCCGGCAGCCCCTGGAAGTCTCCCCCCGGCACTCTCTCGCCCATGAAGAGGACGCCTCGCATGTATCCAAACAGGAAACACAGGGCAAGCCACGGCCAGGACAGCCAGCCATAGCCCCATGAAAACGCGACAGCCCAAGTCGCCAGCATCAGCACCATGCGGACCATTATTCCTCCCAGCTTCCAATCCAGCGGACCCGGCCGATGATCTCTATCGGATGGCGCGGGCTATCCATGCGTTTCGGCTTCTTCCAGTTGTGGTCACCGCGGGGGTTGTCGGACTTGAAGAACACCAGGTCTTCAATGATCTCGCAGCGTTTCACTTGGTATTCCTTGGCAGCGCCACCCCCGTCGACCATCACCACATAGAGGTGGCCGTCGCGCGGGCGGGTGTCGGTGGTGTCGAACAGCACGGCATCGCCGGCATGAATTCGGGGCTCCATGGAGTCACCCTTGCCGTACATGACGGCCAAGGCGTTCGGGCGCAGGCGTTTGCGAGCCAGTGAGTCCGCCCGGAACTTCAGCTTGTGGGTTTCGGCGTACTCCTGAGCTTCCGGACCGCCGCCCAGGCCCAGGGCCTGCGCGTAGCCCTGGATATCGGCCCAGTCGCCCTCTGTGGGGACGGCATCTGCTGCGTCGCGCGGCCCTTTCCCCGTCTGTAGCCACCGCACGGTCACACCCAGCGCTTCGGCGAGCTGCGGCAGCTGCGTCGTCCCGGTCTGATCGTTGTTCTCGATGCCCGCCAGCGTCGGGTACTTGATCTTGGCGGCCTCGGCCAGCTGCGGGCGGCTCATGCCGCGCAGTGAGCGCGCCTGCTTAATTCGGTCACCTATGGTCATGGCGGCAGTGTTACGGGAATCCATTATGGGATGCCGTTGACTCGGAGCTATGGCATCCCATAGGATGGGCGCATCCCACAGGAAACAGCACATGGAAATCACCTGGGCACACCGCATCAAGACCCTCGAGGCTCGTGGCTGGTCGCTGACCGCCATCGGCGATGCCATCGGCAAATCGACCTCCGCCGTGAGCGATATCAAGCAGGGACGGACCAAGGAGCCCGGTGGCATGGCCGCTGTGCAGCTGCATCACCTGTACTCGACCGGCGCGGTGCCGCCGTCTCAGAAGACCACCTGACGTGACCACGTCACCGCACCCGGGCAGGGAAGGGCACCACAACGCCCGTGCCGGGGATCGGTGGCTCGCGGTGTCGCCGCTGTATCGGACGTACCTGCACCTTCCTCCCCGTCCGTTCCAGGGCGAAGCACTTCCCGCTCAACCAAACCAACGTAACGACGTTGGAGAGCGACTTCCGAGCTGATCTGGGCATTGAGGCCTTCCGTTTGAGAGGCCTTCTTTTTCGCCCTCAACCCTTTGGCAATGAAAGGCAAATCATGGAAAGCATTGGCAACCCACAGGACAACTTCCGCCTCGTCTTCGGCGTGCACAGCGCCCCGAAAGACGCACCAGTAAAGCTGCTGCGGCAGATCGACACCGCCGGCCAGGCGCTTGCCGTCTCGATGCAGGCAGGCGGCCACAAGCTGGCCTCGATCGCCGCCGCGATCGGCCGCTCCGAGGGATACATCTCCCGCATGCGCAGTGGCAAGCGCGCGATTCCTACCCGGCTGGTGCCCGCTCTCTGCGCGGCGACCGGCTCCAACCTTCTCCGCCAGTACATGGACCTGCAGGCGGCCCTGGAACAGCCCGATCCGCGCCTGGAAATCGCGCGGCTGGCGGGGATGCTGAGGTCAGCCTGATGAACCCCACCGAGAAAGCCATGCTCGCCGTGCGCGTGCTTTGGTACACCGCAGCCTGTCTGCAACTGCTGCGGGGTGCCTGATGGCGCGCATCCGCACGGTCAAGCCTGAGTTCTGGTCCAGCGAGCAGGTAATGGAATGCTCGCCGATCGCTCGACTGCTGTTTATCGGTCTTTGGAATTTCTGCGACGACGCCGGAAACCATGTGGCCAGCGCCAAGACGGTGAAGGCCGAAATCTTCCCCGGTGACGATATTTCCTCGACGGATGTTCAAGGAATGCTCGACGAGCTGTCGTCGAATTCCTTGATCGCCTTCTATACCAAGGGCGACAAGGACTATTTGCACGTCACTGGCTGGCGTAAGCATCAGAAAATCGAGAAGCCGACTTACAAACACCCTGCGTTTTCTGAGGATGATCGGCGAGCAGTCGTCGAGGCCTCACCCCCGGAAGGGAAGGGAATGGAAGGGAATGGAAGGGAAGAAGAACAATCTTCGCTTCGCTCAGATTCGTCCAACGCCGGTGGCGTGGACCTGCTGGGTGACGGCGCTGGCCAGGGCAAGGAGCAAGGCGGCAAGGCCGACCTGAGGGTCCGCAAGGCCGACCGCATCCGCGAGATCGCCACCGAGGCGCAGGCCGCCTTCAACGCGACTCTGGGTAAGCCCAACGGCCTGCTGGCGAAGTGCACGGTGCTGAACAAGCCGCGGTTGAAGGCGGTCGAGAATTCCCTGTCGACCGTGCGGCAGCTGTGTACCGCCATGTACGGCAGCGAGAAGGTCACGCCGGCGTTCTGGCAGGCGTACTTCGAGACGGTGGCGGACGACGATTTCGCCAGCGGCAAAGGGCCGTATCACGCCCCCCACGAAAACTGGCGGCCTGATTTCCTGTACCTGCTTCGTGAAGAGGTGATCGCCAAGCTGGCCGACAAGGCGCTGTCCGAGGTGGCCCAGTGAACGCGCGCCGGCAGGAGCAGTACGACGACCAGCAGTGGGGTCGGCAGCTGCCCTACAGCCTCGACGCCGAGCAAGCGGTGCTGGGTGGCCTGATGCTGCGGCATCGCGCCTGGGACCAGGTGGCCGACCTGCTCAGCGCGGACAGCTTCTTCCGCGCCGACCATCGGGTGATCTGGCAGGCGATGACCGAGCTGCAGCCGACCGGCGTGGAGTTCGACGCGGTGGTTCTGGGCGAGTGGCTGCAGTCCCGCGGCAAGCTGGACCTGGTGCGTGATGGCGCGTACCTGATCGAGCTGAGCGTCACCACGCCGTCGGCAGCCAACATCGTGGGCTATGCCGAGATCGTGGCGGAGAAGGCCAAGCTGCGCGCCCTGATCGATGCCGGCCAGGACCTGATCGATGCCGCGCACAGCCCGGAAGGGCGAACCGCGCTGGACCTGGTGGGGCAAGCACAGAGCCGCATCGGCGGTCTGCTGGACAACGAGCCGTGCGACCTGGAGCCGGTGGCACCGGTGATGGCGCGCGTGTTCGACCAGCTCTCGCAGGCATCGACTACCGCCGGCGGCATCACCGGTCTGTCCACGAGCCTGGGGGAACTGGATGCGCTGCTGGATGGCCTGCAGGGCGGCCGCCTGTACGTTCTCGCCGCGCGGCCGAAGATGGGCAAGACCACCCTGGCGCAGAACATCGCCGAGCAGGTGGCGCTGCGCGCCGGCAAGGCAGTGGCCTTCTTCAGCTTCGAGATGAAGCCGGAGGAACTGGGCAAGCGGATGCTGTCCAACCTGGCCGGTGTCAGCGGCAACAAGCTGCGCAGCGGAGGCATGGACGAGATCGACTGGCAGAACGTCACCCACTGGACCAGGAAGATCGGAGACGCCCGCCTGCGCATCAGCCGTCCGCGCGTTGCCAAGGTGCAGCATGTGTGCGCGCAGGTGCGCCGGATGAAGGCCCAGGACCCGGACCTGCACCTGGTGGTGATCGACTACCTGCAGCTGATGCACGTGTCGGGCGACAACCGCGCCGCCGGCATCGGCGATATCACCCGCGCACTGAAGCTGCTGGCCAGCGAGCTCGACCTGTCGGTGCTGCTGCTGAGCCAGCTCAACCGCGACGTGGAGAAGCGCCCAGGGGACAAGCGCCCGATCGTGGCCGACCTGCGCGACTCGGGCTCGATCGAGCAGGACGCGGATGCGGTGATCTTCATCTACCGCGACGAGATCTACCACAAGGACAGCCGCTACGAGGGCACGGCCGAGCTGATCGTGGCGATCCAGCGCGATGGCGCACCAGGCATGGCGCGCGTGCAGTACCAGCCGGGCTACTTCCGGTTCTCGAACCTGCCTGAGTTCTGGCAGCCGAAGCAGACCACCGCCAGTGCGCCCGCCGCCGGCAGCGCACCCGCACCCCGACGCCGCGGCCTGGCCGCTGCACTCCCGCAGGCAGGAGACTGACCATGACCACGAATTTCATCCTTCGAACCGCCGACGCCCGCGCGCGCATGGCAGCTGCGTGGCACTTCGCCTGCCAGTTCCTCGAGGCGGGGCAGGACGTATGCGTCACGGTGAAGCAGCACAAGCCGACCCGTGGCCTGGAGCAGAACGCGATGTTCCACGCCATCTGCGGAGAGATCGCCACGCAGAAGCAGTGGGCCGACCGCTGGATCGACGCTGAGGGCTGGAAGCGGCTGCTGGTGGACGCCTGGGCACGGGAGTCGAACCGGCAGCAGGGCGACGTGGTCCCCTCGCTGGACGGCGCCAGCATCGTGAATCTGGCCATGCAGACCCGGCGCATGACCGTCGCCGACATGGCCGACCTGATCACCTTCGCCCAGTGGTGGGCCACCGACAACGACGTGAAGCTGCGGGACGTGGCTCCGCTGCGGGACCAAAAATTGGCTGACGAGGCGAGGGCAGCATGATGCGAATTGACAGCACCAGCATGGGTTGGAAGCGACGGTTTCTGCTGTTGCCGCGGTGTGTGGAAGGCGAGTGGCACTGGCTGAAATGGTGCTGGTCTCGATTCTGCGGTGACTGCACGGAGTGGGTTTTCGAGGAACCGCCTTGCTCGGTCTGCGGCGGAGGCCCTGTGTTCTGCAGGCACTGCATGAAGCGTCGGAGCATCCGGTGAGAACCAAGAACTCCAAGGCGTTCACCAAGGCCGAGGAAGCCCACGTGAGGCTCGTGAAGCTCTGCCCGTGCAGCGTCTGCGGCCGAGCCGGACCCAGCGAAGCCCACCACATCGTGCAGGGCGACCACTTCACCACCGTGGCCCTGTGCCAGGACTGCCACCGCGGTAGCGAGAACGGCTGGCACGGCCGAAAGACCATGTGGCGCATCTACAAGATCGACGAGATCGGCGCCCTGAACGAAACCATCCGCAACGTACTGCTCCTGATGAGCACAAGGGGAATCCGATGACCATGCGCCTGACCTTCGGGGTCGATCCGGGCCTCACTGGGGCCATCACCACGCTGATCGACGGCGAGCCGGGGCCGTACCTGGACATGCCGACCATGGACGCGGGCGAGGGCAATGAGGTCGACGCCCGGGCCGTGGTGCTGTTCGTCCGTGAGCAGCGAGCCGCCCATCCCGGGGCCCACGTCGAAGCGGTTATGGAACGGATCCATGCTCGGCCGATGCGCGACAAGGATGGAAAGGCCTTGGAAGGCGGTAAGGCCCGGCACAGCCTGGCCGAGGGATACGGACAGCTCAAGGCTGCAATCCGCGTGCTGGGCATCCCGTTGACGCTGGTCCAGCCTGTGGCGTGGAAACGCAGCCTCCGACTACTCGGCCAACCCAAAGACGCAGGACGCCTACTGGCCCTCGCACGCTTCCCCAGTGCACGGAGCTTCCTGAGCCGCAAGAAGGACAACGGACGCGCCGATGCGCTGCTGATCGCCCTGTGGCACGAGAACACCCAGCTCGGTAGCGATGTGATGGGAGGGGAAGAAGCCGGGGAGGGGGCCTCGACGACCGTTGATCCTCGCGCGCACGCGCGCATTTGCGATCCGGCGGCGGCCTGACATGCGCCGCCTTGCCACCGAACCCGACCGCATCGACTGGTTCCAGGTGCTGCTCGACCTGGCCCGCGCAGGCGTGCCCGTGTCAGCGGTGGCGCCTGCCATCCGTGTGCCCAAGTCCACGATCCTCGGGTGGAAACAGGGTGCTGAGCCGAAGTTCACCGATGGCGAACGGCTGGTGGCCCTGTGGGTAGGAATCACCACGCGGCCGGTGGAGCAGCTGCCCCGCACGGGGAAATAGTCGGGAATCCGCATGGGGTGGCTGGCGACACTCGCGCGGTGATCGCCACCCATCGAATGGAGCCACCCCATGCCCGCACCTGACCTGAAGCCGCAAGTCCCCGGCGCTGTCGCCGAGCCCACCCAGCCTGCTGCCGATACGCCGCTGCAGGCGCTGATCAAGCAGACCGTCGTGCTGATTACCGAGGCGCTGCCCGGCCTGACCGCGCGCGACCTGGTCGAACTGCGCGACCTCGAAACCGCCGGCGACAACCGCAAGGGCGTGCTGCAGGCCATCGAGGCCGAGGACAAGCGCCGCGAAGCCGTGGCCAACGACGATGCCAACGCCGAGCCCACCCCGGATCCGTTGCCGGCTGACCTGTCCGTGGTTGTCGCCGGTGCGCTGTTCGACTTCCTGGGCTTCCTGACCACCCGCGACAAGGTCATCGCGCTGGGTGCGACCGAAGAGGCTGGCGCCGCCGTTGAGGCTGTCAGCGAATGGGCAGCCACCCGTGGCCTGTCGCTGGACGAGGCTGCTGTCGGTGGCTGGCGCGAGATCGGCATCGAACTGGCCACTCCCGCTGTCGTGCTCGACCAGTCCCAGCCGCTCGGCGTGTCTGCGCTTGGCGAAGCAAGCACCAACCCTGTCGCCGCCGCCGGCCAAGCCGTGCTGACCGACGCCGGCTGGGTCGTCCCCGAGCCGCCGAAGAAGGGGTAATCCCGCCGTGTGCACCAAGCGCCAGATCCTCAGCCCGTCCGGCTCTCTGTTCAACAAGAACAGCAAGATCGTTGATCCGCTGGGCGTCACCAAGACGGCAGTGGGTGATCCCACCGGCGGCATCCGCAAGGAGCGCGCAGCGATCGCCGCAGAGGAAGCGGCTGCGAAGAAAGCCAAGGACGACGTCAAGAACGTGCTGCCCAACGCCCTGGCCGACGCCGCCAAGGCCGCCCGCAGCGCCACGAGTAGTTCCATCAACCAGCGGACCAAGGGCAGGCGCAGCGCGTTTGCCGTGAGCCTGCTCGGTTCTGCAGGAGGCTGATCCATGTGCGGATCGAAGAAGGCGCCCAAGGTCGTCGAGCGTGACCCGGTCGCCGACCAGCGCGCAGCGGAGGCCAAGGCGGCCACCGAGTCCAACCTGGAGCTGGCCACGCGCAAGCGCCGCCGCCGCGAGTCCTCGCTGCTGACGCTGGGGGCATCGGGCCTGCAGCTCGGTGGCATGGGCGGTAGCGGCACCCCTGCCGTATCCCTGCTGGCCCGTGTCGCCGGCAAGTCCACCCTGGGTGGTGGCTGATGAGCGCCGGTGCCCGCATCTGCAAACGCCTGGGCGAGCTGAAGAGCAAGCGCCAGCCACACGAACAGGTCTGGCGTGACTGCTTCGACCTGACCTACCCCCTGCGATCGGACGGCTTCGACGGCAACCAGCTCGATGCCCAGCAGGGCATGCGCAAGCGCGGCGAGATCCTGGACAGCACCGGCACCGATGCCTGCCGCATCCTGGCCTCGGGCATCATGTCCGGCCTCACCCCGGCCAACTCCCGTTGGTTCGAGCTGTCGGTGGAGGATGCCCAAGAAGAGGAAAAGCGCTGGCTGTCCGAGTCCGCCGACACCGTCTGGCTGAACATCCATCAATCCAACTTCGATGCCGAGGCCTTCGAGGGCTGCCTGGACGCGGTCGCTGCTGGCTGGTTCGTGCTCTACATCGACGAGGCCGAGGGCGGTGGCTACAGCTTCCAGCAGTGGCACATCAGCACCTGCTACGTCTCCAGCACCCGCGGCGATGGCCTGATCGACACGGTCTACCGCGAGCACCAGCTGAGCGCAGAGGCCGTCGTGGCCCAGTTCGGCGAGGACCAGGTCAGCGAGCAGGTCCGCAAGCTGGCCAAGGACAAGCCGCTCGAGATGGTGAAGCTGATCCATGCGATCGAGCCGCGCACGCATCACGTGGTCGGGGCACGCCTGGCCAAGAACCTGCCGTTCGCCTCGATCGTCGTGGAGGCCACCACCAAGACCGTGCTGCGCGAGTCGGGCTACCACGAGTTCCCGTGCATCGTGCCGCGCTGGATGCGCCTGCCGAACAGCGCCTATGGCGTGGGCCCGGCCTTCGATGCGCTGCCCGACATGCGGATGCTCAACGAGCTGAAGGCCATGCAGCTGGCCGCGGCGGATATCGCCATCGCCGGCATGTGGATCGCCGAGGACGACGGTGTCCTCAACCCGCGCACGGTCAAGGTCGGCCCGCGCAAGGTGATCGTGGCCAACTCGGTGGACTCGATGAAGCCGCTCACCAGCGGCAGCAACTTCGAACTGTCCGAGTTCATGGTGACCAACCTGGTCGCGGCCATCCGCAAAATCTTCATGGCCGACCAGCTGCAGCCACAGGACGGCCCGGCCATGACGGCCACCGAAGTGCACGTGCGCGTCGAGCTGATCCGCCAGCTGCTGGGGCCGATCTACGGCCGCCTGCAGGCCGAGTATCTGCGCCCGATGGTGACCCGCTGCTTCGGGATCGCGTACCGCGCCGGTGTGCTGGGTGCGGCGCCGGAGTCGCTGTCGGACCGGGAATACACCGTCCGCTACGTCTCGCCGCTGGCCCGCGCGCAGCGCCTCGAAGAGGTCACCGCGATCGAGCGGCTGATGGTGAACCTGGGCGCGATCGCCAACGCCACCCAGGACACCAGCATCTTCGACCAGGTGAACATTCCCGAGGCCGTGCGTGTCACCGCCGAAGGCCTGGGCGTGCCGGCCAAGGTCATGCGCAGCGACGAGGAAATGCTGGAGGTCCAGCAGGCCAAGCAGGAGGCCGCTGATCAAGCCCGGCAGGAGCAGGGCACCGAGCAGCTGGCCATGGGCGCAGCACAGCAGGCCATCGGCCAGCAGGCGGCCGCATGACGGCCAAGGTCGACGCCGCCATGTACGCCCGCGTCTTCGAGAGCCACGCCGAGGGCGCGCTGATCCTCGAGGACCTGGTGAAGAGGTTCCACCGGCCCGCCGTACTCGAGGGCGAAAACGCCGTCCTCAAGACCTACCACCGCGAGGGCGCCCGCTCCGTGGTGGATCACATCGTTACCCAATGCAACCGAGCCAACGGAGTAGACCCGAATGAACATGAGTCAGAGCAATGAAGACACCACGGGTGCAGGCGGCGATGCCGATGCAGCCGCAGCAGCTGCAGCCGCGGCCGCCCAGGGAAATGATGCCTCGCTACTCAAACAAGGCCAGGGAGCGGAAGACGCCTGGCTGCCGGAAAAGTACCGGGTCAAGGTAGAAGGCAAGGATGATATCGACTTCCAGGCCTCGGCCCGCAAGCTGGGCGAAGGTTACAAGGCGCTCGAGGCGAAGCTGGGCACCGGCGCGGTGGGCACGGTCCCGGCCACCGCTGACGAGTACCAGCTGACCGTCCCGACCGACGCCGAGGGTAAGCCGCTGGTTGACGGCGTCGACCTCGAGGACTTCAAGGGCGACCCGATCTACAAGGACCTGGCCGCCAAGGCTCACGCCGCCGGCATCAGCAACGAGACGATGAACTTCTTCATCGGCGAGTACCTGCAGTTCATGCCGCAGGTGCTGCAGGCCAACGTGCAGCTGGGTGCCGAGGACGCCAAGCAGGCGCTGTCCGCCGTGTGGAAGGACGAGGCCGCCATGGGCAAGGGTCTGCAGCAGGCCGCCCGCGCCGCTCAGGGCTTCGGCTCCGAGACCGGCCAGCTGGGCAGCTTCGACAACCTGATGCAGAAGTTCGGCAACGATCCCGACTTCCTGGCCTTTGCCGCGCGCATCGGCTCGGAGATGGGCGAGGACAAGCCGATCAGCTCCGACCCGGCCGCACAGCAGGACTGGCAGGCCCAGGTGGACGAGATCCGCGCCAACCCGGCATACGCTGACAAGGCCCATCCGCAGCACAAGGGTCTGCTGCAGAAGATGGAAGGGCTGTACCAGGCGCGCTACGGCACCCGCCAGCAGAAGCTCGGCGGCGGCACGACCCGCTGACACCAAGTCGCCCGAAGAGCCCCGCCCAGTGCGGGGCTTTTTTGTGCCCGCGCGAAAGTCGGGATTCCGAACACCCACCGCCGCCATGCTCCCGCCATCGGCCCGGGGTGGCACCCGGATACCCGAACAAGCCCGCGAACGTCGCCACGCGAACCGCACGGCCCCGAAAGGGACACCCGGGCAGGCACGAATCCCCTTCAACCCCTTCGGAGTTTTTATGAGCCAGCAGATTACCGAAGCCTTCGTGCAGCAGTTCGCGGACAACTTCCGGCACGTGGCACAGCAGATGCCGTCCCGCCTCGAGCGTTGCGTGACCCTCGAGCCGGGCATCGTGGGCATGTCCAAGTCGATCAACCTCCTGGGCCAGCGCACCGCCCAACGTCGCCTGGTGCGCCACGGCGATACCCCGATCAACGATCAGGTGCATGGAACCCGCTACGTCGACCTGTACGACTGGGAAGACGGCGATATGGTCGATGACCTCGACAAGGTCCGCATGTTGGTTGACCCCACCAGTGACTACGTCAAGGCCATGGTCAATGCGATGAACCGCTCCAAGGACGACGTGATCATCGCGTCCATGGGTGGCAATTCGCGCTCGACCACCGGCAACGTCATCCTGCCGGCGAGCCAGAAGATCGCCGTCGGCGGTGCTGGTCTGACCAAGGCCAAGATCATCCAGGCCAAGAAGCTGTTCCGCCGCAACGAGGCCGACAGCCACAACGGCGAAGAGCTGTTCATCACCTACAGCGCGCAGGCAGCGGCCGATGTGCTGTCCGATACCACTCTGACCTCGGCCGACTTCATGGCGGCCAAGTTCCTCGAGCAGGGCGATATCGAGGGCCGTTGGATGGGCTTCACCTGGATCCCGTCCGAGCGTACCCCGCTGAATGCCGGCACCCGCCTGCTGTACGCGTGGGCCAAGTCGGGCGTGACGCTGGGCATCGGCAAGGACACCACCACGAAGGTCGGCGAAGACCCGAGCAAGGGCTTCAACACCCGCGTCTACGCCAAGCAGGCCATTGGTGCCGTGCGCTCCGAAGAAGTGAAGGTGGTCGAGATCGCCATCCAGGAAGCCTGATCCAGCTGGGGGTAGCGGCTTCGGCCGCTCCCTCACCCAACCCAATTCGCATTCGAGGTAGCCACCATGGCAGTCGTCAACAAGCTCTCCGCAGCCCTCGCCCAGCGCGACGGCATCCCCTCCCAGCTCAACTCCAACGCGGCGCCCACCAAGCTGGCCACCGGCCGCGTCAAGGAATCCATCGGCGTCATCGCCGTGGCCAACGCTGACAGTGCAGCCAGCGTGCTGCGCTTCTTCACCATCCACTCCAGCTGGCGCGTCAGCTCGGTGGTCCTGGCCTGCACCGCGATCACCGGTGCTGCTGCGGATATCGGCCTGTACGACCTGCCGACCCGCAATGCCGGCGCGGTCGTCGATGCCGACTTCTTCGGCTCGGCGGTCGACCTGGCCACGGCGCAGGAGGTCACCAATGTTCTGCGCGAGTCGGGGCTGATCACCGTCGACAAGCTGGAATGGCCGGTGTGGCGCCTGCTGGGTCTGGCCGCTGACCCGGGCGTTTATTACGACGTCGCAGCAACGCTGACCGCAGCTGCCACCGCGGCGGGCTCCGTTGCCCTCAAGGGTCATTTCATCGACGGCAACTGATCCAGGTGTCACACCCGGACCGCTGCTGAAACACCTTCCGGGCGCCCAGTGCGCCCGGTTCTATTTGAGGCCCCGCAATGACCGACCCCATCAAAATCTGTTCCAACGCCCTGATGATGCTGGGGGCCAAGCCGATCGCCAGCTTCAACGAATCGGAGGGCGCCGGTTCCAACCTCGATCGCGCGCGGCTGTGCGAGTCGCTGTATCCGGAGACGCGCAAGGCCCTGTTGCGGGGGCACTACTGGAACTGCACTGCTCGCCGCGTGCTGCTGTCGCCGGACGCGATCGCCCCGGCCTTCGGCTATGCCTACCGCTTCATGCAACCCGGCGACTGGCTGCGCACCTGGGGAGTGGGTGACCCCAACACGCGGCAGCGCATCGATTACCGCAGCGAAGGCCGCTACCTGCTGGCCGACGAGCCAGTGCTGCCGCTGCTGTACGGCGCTGACGTGCCGGAGGAAGACTGGGATTCGCTGCTGGTGGACGTCATGACCAAGGCCATGGCCTACCGCCTGGCGTACCCGATCACCGCCAGCACCAGCGTGGAAGAGGCCAAGGGCCTGGAGCTGCGCAACGTCCTGCGCGAGGCGCGTGCCACCGACGGCCAAGACGATCCGCCCGAGACGTTCGGCGACTTCCCGCTGCTGCGCAGCCGGAGGGGCTGAGCCATGCGATTCACGCCCCAGCAAACCAACTTCACCGCCGGCGAAATCTCCCCGAAGCTCTACGGCCGGTCGGACATTGAGCGCTACGGCAACGCCGCGGCCAGCCTCGAGAACGTCATCGTGCTGGTGCAGGGCGGAGTGACCTCCCGTCACGGCCTGCGCTTCACGGCCAAGGCAAAGCATCAGGACAAGTTCGCCGCGCTGGTGCCCTACGTGTTCAACCGGGACCAGTCCTACATGCTGGAGTTCGGCGATGCCTACCTGCGCGTGTTCCTCGAGGACGGCTCCCAGGTGCAGACCGAGTCCACGCCGGGTGTGTTCGTCCCCTACGAGCTGCAGACCGACTACGCCGAGGCCGACCTGGCCGAGATCGACTATGTGCAGAGCGGGGACACGATGTTTCTGTTCCACGCGCGCTACGTGCCGCGGCGTCTGCGCCGGTTCGGTGATGCGTCGTGGGTGCTCGAGGACGTTCCCTGGGTGACCGAGCCCTTCGACGAGGTGGGCAGCCGGCCGGCACAGGCAATCACCCTGGACAGCCTGGCGCTCGGCCCGGGTCGCACCATCACCGCCGCAGGGGCGGTGTTCTTGGCTTCGGACCTCGGCCGCGAAATCGAGGGACTGGGCGGCCTGGCCGTCATCACCGCCGTGACCAGCGCCACCGTGGTGACCGTGGACGTGCTTACCCCGTTCCCGGCACTGACCACTGCCGCCGATAGCTGGACGCTGGTGGGCAGCCCGCTGACCGTGCTGACGCCCACGTATCCCGGTGGTGCTGGCACGGACCTGCCGCCGGTCGGCGCCGCCGTGACGCTGACGCTGGATCAGCCAGGCTGGCGTGCCGAGGACGTGGGTAAGTGGGTCGAGCTCAACGCCGGCCTGGTCTACATCGACACCGTGACGTCCTCGACTGTGGCCAGCGGCACCGTACACCGCATGCTGTCCGCGCTGGTGGCCGTGCCGGCGCTGGCGTGGTCGCTCAATGGTTCCGTGTGGGGTGGGCCCAACGGCTACCCGCGCACCGGAACCTTCCACGAGCAGCGGTTGTGGCTGGCCGGCGCCCCGGGCTTTCCGCAGGGCCTGTGGGGTTCACGCATCGGCGAACACCTGAACTTCGAACTGGGCACCGATGACGACGCCGCGGTGTCCTTCACCCTGGCCAGCGATCGGCAGAACGAAATTCTGCACCTGGTGCCGCTGCGCGGCGCGCTGGTCGCGCTCACCAGCGGCGGCGAGTTCACCGTGCAGGGCAGCCTCGACAAGCCGATCACGCCCACCAACGTGCAGATTCGCAACCAGTCCGTGTTTGGCAGCAGCACCGTGTCGCCGGAGCGCATCGGCAACGAGCTGATGTTCCTGCAACGCGCCGGCCGCAAGATTCGCGCACTGTCCGCCGACCGCATCGATAGCGACCAGTACGGCGCACCCGAGCTGACGGTGCTTGCCGACCACATGACCGCCGGTGGCGTCGTCGCCACTGCCTACGAGGCCGAGCCCAATTCGCTGCTGCACTGCGTGCGCGCATCAGACGGGCAGCTGGCCACGTGCGTGATCGAGCGCGACCAGGAGGTCGTTGGCTGGTCCCGGCAGGTGACCGATGGGCGCTTCATCTCGGTGGCCACCCTCCCGCGCAGTGATTCCGATCAGGTCTGGGCGATCGTCAGCCGCACGGTGGCCGGTGTGCAGCAGCGCTACGTGGAGCGGTTCGACCCGGCGCTGCTCACTGATTCGGCGCTGACGGCGACAAGCGTTGGCGGCGACACCATCTGGATCGGGCTGGACCACCTCGAGGGCAAGACGGTCAAGGTCAAGGCCGACGGCGTCGAGCTCAACGACGCAGTGGTAGCTGCTGGCCAGATCACGATCGAACGGCCGGCCCGCAGCATCGAGATCGGCCTGGCCTACACCCCGCGCGTGAAACTGCTGCGGCCGGAGGCAGCCACCGAGGGCGGGACCATCCAGAGCAGCAACATTCGCGTCTCCGAGGTGGTTCTGCGCTTCGTCGAGTCCACCGGCGCCAAGGTCAACGGACAAACGATCTTCGGCCGCAAGACGGGCCTGGGCGTGCTGGACCAGCCGCCCGCACTGCTCACCGGCGACGAGCGCATCGAGCAGCTTGGCTGGGGCCTGGGTGACTTCTCGATCGAGATCATCCAGCCGCACCCGTACCCGTTCCACCTGCAGAAAGTGATCACGACCATGACGGTGAACAAATGATCCGCGCCGCTACCCACAACGATATCGGCGCGCTGCTGCTGCTGTCCGAGCAGATGCACACCGAATCCGGCTACCGCCGGTATCCCTTCGCCATCGAGAAGATGGCGACCCTGTTTTTGGGTCTGATCAACGGGCAGGGCTGCCTGTTCGTCGCCGAGGCGCCCACCGGCCTGGTCGGCATGATGGCCGGCTACTGCGAAGAGAGCTGGTTCACCACGGCCCGTGTGGCCGGTGAGTACGGCGTTTACGTCGAGCCGGATGCACGCGGCGGCGGCCATGCCGTCGGCCTGATCGCCGCGTTCCGCGACTGGGCGCTCGAGCAAGGCGCGGACCTGATCCAGATGGGGATCACCACCGGCATCACCACCGAGCGCACCGCGCTTCTCTACGAGCGGCTGGGCTTCCGCCGCACCGGCATCATTTTCGAGCACGAGGGGAACTGATATGGGCGTTGCTGCCATCCCAGCGGTACTGCAGTGGGGCGCGCTGGCGCTCGGCGCGGGCGCCGCGATCCACCAGGGCGAAACCCAGAAGAACTACAACAACTACCTGGCTGCGCAGGCCGACGCCGACGCAAGGGCCGAGGTAGGCGCCGCGACTGTCGAGGCCGAACGCATCCGCAAGGCCGGCAAGAAGCAGCGCAGCGAGGCGATCGCCGCTCTGGCTGCGTCCGGGGTAGACGTCAACAGCGGCACGGCATTGAAGATCGATCAGGAGATCGCCCGCGGCGCAGAGGAAGATGCATTCCTGACCATCGCCGGCGGCAATGACCGCTCTGCACGGCTCAACGCTGAGGCAGGCGGCGCTCGGACGGCGGCAGGCAACGCACGCACGGCGGGCTATTTGAACGCCGCCAACTCGCTGCTGGTGGCCGGCTCGAACTCGGGCCGCGGCTGGAAGCGCACCAACAGCAAGAAGGGGAGCTGACCATGGCACTCATTCCCACCGGTGACTTCGGACAGGGGCGGGGCACCGCGCCGCTGCAGCGCACGCGCGTGAGCGGGCAGGGCATGGACGACGTGGCGCAGGCGGTCGGCGCGCTCGGCGGCACCGCGCTGCAGGTGTCGAGCCGCATGCAGTACGAGGCGCAGCAGGAGGCCGAGGGCCTAGCGCGCGCGAAGGCTGCCAATGCGCAGCTGGACTATGAACTCGCCGTGGGCAACGCCCAGCGCACGCTCGAGGACGACGTGGCCGGTGGCGCGGTTCCCTACGCTGAGGCGCCCACGCGCTTCCAGGACGCGATCAGCAAGATCGACGTGCCGGCGATCCCCGATCTGCCCGAGCCGCTGCAGATGGCGTACACCCGCGGCATCGAGCGAACCAAGGCCGGTGGCCTGCAGTCGATCGACCGTGTGGTCCGCACCGCTCGCCGCGCCGACTTCAAGGGCCAGTTCGATCAGACCCTGGACAAGCTGGGCAAGATCGCCGGCATGCCTGGCGCCGATATCGCCGCGGTGATCGCGCGCGCGGAGGCTGTCACCCCGCTGGCCAAGCAGGCCGGACTGAACGACGCAGTGGTCGGCAAGTCGCTGCAGGACTTCAAAGACCGGGTGTGGACCTCGCAGGCCACCCAGCGGGCAATCTTCGGCCGCGAAGATCCCACGCAGCTCAAGCAGCTGGAAACGGACCTCTCCACTGATGATGGCTTCTATGCCGACAAGCTGGATCCGGAGAAGCGCAACGCCCTGTTGTCCACGGTGATGACCCGGCAGCAGACCCTGATCGACCGTGCCGAGCGTGCGCGCGATCGCGTCGACGCCAAGGCCGAGCGGGTCATGGGCCAGATCGATCGCCAGATCGCTAGCGCCGTGCCGGCAACGCCGGACATGTGGGCGAACTGGTCCGACGCGGTGAAGGACGCAAGCCCGGAAATCCGCGCCGAGTTCGATAAGCGGGTGGCCGAGGAACAGGAAGTGCAGAAGGTGCTGCGCATGCCGGCCGACCAGCAGCAGACCTACCTGCAGACCGCCGAGGCCGAGCTGATGGCCAAGGGCGGCACGGTCACTCGGAAGGAAAACCTGACCCGCACCCGTAGCGCGATCGAGGCCGCGACCAAGCAGCTGACCGAGGCACCCCTGCTGTTCAACGCCTCGCGTGAGGGCGGGGAAGTGGAGCCGCTCAACCTGCAGGCGATGACCAGCCCCGCAGATGCCTGGGAAGTCGGGGCCCAGCTGCAGAGCCGCGCGGCCACGATCGATGCCATGCGCAAGCGCTACGGCAGCAGCGTGCAGATGGCGGTGCTTCTGCCCCAGGAAGTGAAAGCGCTGGGCGACAACCTCAAGCAGGCCACCCCGACGCAGCAGACCACCATGCTCAGCCAGCTGCGCACGGCCACCATGGACGATGGCGTCTTCAACGCGGTGATGAAGCAGCTGGCACCCGACGAGCCGGTGATGGCCTACGCCGGCATGCTGGCCACCCGCGAGCGCGCGGCGGTAACGCTGCAAAAGCACTGGTTCAAGGACAACGCCACCGTGGGTGCGCGGGATGTGGCGGCGACCATGTTGGAAGGCAACCGCCTGCTGCAAGGCAAGGGCGACAACAAGTTCCCGCTGCCGCCGGAGCGGGAGTTCCGCGACATGTTCACCAGCCAGACCGGTGCGCTGTTCGCTGGCCGCCCTGGTGCGGCAGACGTGGCCATGCAGGCGGTGCGCGCGTACTACACCGGCCAATCGGCCACCGAGGGCGACCACTCGGGCGAGGTGGACACCAAGCGCATGAAGCAGGCGATCAACGCCTCTCTCGGCGAAGTGGTGGATATCAACGGCCGCGGCGAGGTGCTGGCGCCCTGGGGTATGGCCTCGGACGACTTCGAGGACCAGGCCGAAGCGGCCTTTGTCACTGCAGCGAAGTCTGCCGGCTTGCCCGAGACGGTGGCCAGCAGCTTCAGGCAGTACGGCCTGCGGCAGAAGAGCGAGCGCACGTTCTACGTGGTGCGCGGGCGCGAGTTCCTGTCGGGCAAGGACGGGCAGCCGGTCACCATCACCATCACCGGGAGCGGCCGATGAGCATCTTCGAACTGGACGAACAGGGCCGGAAGCAGCTGGACGAACAGGCCGCGCTGCGCCCCCTGGACCTGTCCACGGTGAAGCCGGGATTCTTCGATGGCCTGGGCAGCGCGGTCGGCAGCGGCATCATGCGCGGCGGCGCTCGTGCGGGTACGGCGGCATTGGTGGCCGGTGCGGTGCCAGTCATGGGCCGCGACCAGTACCTGTCGTCCTTCGCGACTGACGACGTGGTCGACTTCCTGCAGGCGAACGGCGTTGCGGCACCAGCACGCGGCGCGGTCACCACGGGGCAGGATGCCTACTTCGAGAACGTGGTTGAGGACGTTGGCCAGCGGGCTGTCGATGCCTGGACGCCAGACCCGACGCAGACCGGCACCGCCGGGCGGGTGCTGGGCGGGCTGGCCGAGATCGTGCTGCCGCTGGCTGCTGGCGGCGGCAATCCCTCGCTGCTGGCTGCCACCGAAGGCCTCGAGCGGCCGGCCAGCCTGGTGAAGCAGGGCGTAGACGCCAAGACCGCCACGGCGGTGGGCACCGTCGGTGCTGCCGGCACGCTGCTGGGGTTCAAGCTGCCGGCCGCGTTCGGCACCACGCTGACGCAGCGGCTGGCCACCGGTGCTGCCGGCAACTTGGTGCTGGGCGCGGGTACGTCTGGCATCCAGTACGCCGCCCTCAAGAGCGCCGGCAACGATGCACAGGCGGCGATGTTCGATCCCACGGACGCGGAGGCGCGCACGGTTGACCTGCTCACCGGCCTGGCCTTCGGCGGCCTGGCACATGCGATGGCGCCACGGGTGCCGCTGGCGCAGCGAGATGCGGTACTGACCGCCCGCAACGCCGACAAGTTCCAGCGTGCCGCCACTGATGGTCTGGTGCCCAGCGAAAGCGCGAACGTCAGTGGCCAGCAGGCGCTGCAGGACGCCATGGATCAGCTCGCACGAGGCGAACAGGTCAACGTCGCCGACACCATCAAGCCCTCGGAGTTCCTGCTCCCCGTTGAAGCCACCCCCACACCGGCCGCAGTGCCGGTTTCGTCCTATTCGGCCTTCCGTCACGCGCTCGAGTCGGGTGGCCGCGCTGACGCGCGGAACCCTGAGTCCAGTGCGTTCGGCGTTGACCAGTTCACCGAGGGCACCTGGCGCCGTATCGTGGCCAAGTCGCAGCCGGCCTGGGCCGAAGGGATGACCGATGCCCAGCTGCTGGCAGCCCGAGGCAATCCGACCCGATCGGCAGAAATGGTCGCCGCGCTGGACGCGGAGAACGCCGCAGGCTTGGAAGCGGCTGGCCTGCCGGTGGATACCCACACCCTGTATGCCGCGCACCACTTCGGCATCAACAGCGGGAAGCGCTTCGCCCGATCCGATGACGCCACCCCGATCGAGCGGATCATCACCCGCGAGCAGCTGGCGGCCAATCAGTACCTGGCGGGCATGACCAAGGCAGACGTAATCGCCAACTGGAACAGCCGCGCCAAGCGCGCAGGTGTACTGCCTGACGGCGGGCCGGTGGACACGAATCCGGCCGGGCAGGCGCTACGTCGGCGACTGGTCGACGACCCGGAGCAGATCGCTCGGGACTATGCCGCCCTGGACGAGTCCGACGGCGGGCGCATCCTCAACACCGACACCGCCCGCGAGCTGTCGCCGGAATACCTTGCCGACCGCACCCGCAGCGCGGACGTGCACGAGGCGGCCAGCGACACGGTAAAGCTGCTGTACGAGCAGAAGCTGGCCCAGCCGACGCCGGCCGGCATGGACAACACGGTCCTGTTCACCGCTGGCGGCACCGGGGCAGGCAAGACCACCGGCATGCGCGCCATGGGCGATGCCATCGGCCGACCGGAGATCGTCTACGACACCAACATGAACACCCTGTCCTCGGCCGTGGACAAGATCGAGAAGGCGCTCGCCGCTGGCCGGAACGTGGATATCGTGTACGTCTACCGCGATCCGGTGGAGGCCCTGACCGGCGGCGCCATCCCGCGCGCGCAGCGCCAGGCCGAGAAGTTCGGGACGGGCCGCACCGTCCCTCTGGCCGAGCACGCCAAGACCCACGTGGGCGTGCGCCCCACCATGGAAGCGATCGCCGCCCGGTATGCCGATGACCCCCGCGTGCAGGTGTCGGCCGTGGACAACAGCCGCGGCAAGAACAAGCAGCAGGTGGTCGACCTTGCGACCCTTCCACGTGTAGAGGAAACTACTATCCATGAACGCCTCCAAGCAGCCCTCGAAGAAGCCCGAGCCGGCGGCCTCGCCGAAAACCTCTACCGAGGGTTCGGCGGACCTGGACAAGGCGCACGACCAGCGCTGGCAGGAAATCGGGGCGGAAATCAGCGCCCAGGCCAAGGCCCGTCGGGCAAATCTGGCAAAGCGGGCCAAGTAAGCCCCGCAGAGTCACCCGTCACCGCCGCGCGTCAGCTGGCGGTAGAACACCCTGATGCCTCAATCGTTGTCGGCGCTGATGCCGACGGCAACGCCGTGCACCGCAGCCTGAGCGACGAGCTCGCCGATATCGATGCGGAACTGCTGCGTGCCACCACCGACTCGACCGCCTATCAGGCCGCGGTCAACTGCCTGCTCCGGAGGGGATGATGAATCCTGCATGCGTTCAAGAGGTGGCCGCCGCGATCGGCCGCGAACCCACCGCCGCCGATGTGGCCCGCGTAGAAGCCGACCTTTCCCGGCACATGCGCCAACTCGCGCGCACCGAGGGCGACTGGCGGGGCCTGTCCCACGAGCAGCGCCTGCAGCGTGCCGCCGAGGCAGCCCAGGCTGACGCCGTAGCCGCCGCAGAGAAGCAGGCAGCGCGCCGGGCGTCCCGACTGGTGGCACAGGTGCGGGAAACCCAGCGCATGGGCGAGCGGGCCGCACAGCTCGCTGAGCAGGGCGCCAAGAATCCGCACCACTCTGCGCTGTTCGAGCGGATGCGCCAGGCGGACGACTACGTGTCGGGCGTGCGCAACGAGTACCTGTCCGAGCTGGTCGACGCTGTCCATGCGGTCGAGCCCCGGTTCTTCGGGCTGATGCACGATCCGCAGTCCGTGCGCGAGTTCGCGCGCGCCGTGGTCGACGGAGACACCGCCAATCCGGTGATGACCAAGGCGGCGAACACCTACATCGCCGCGCTCGAGGACATGCGCCAGCGGTCCAACGCGGCCGGTACCGACATTGGCCAGCTCGACTACGGCTACCTGCCGCAACCGCACGACGTCGGCCGGATAGCCCGGGCCGGCAAGCAGGCATGGGTGGATTACACCTTCCCGCGCCTGCGCCGGGAGCGCTACGTGGCCGAGGACGGCTCGCCGATGGGCGATGCGGAGGTGCTGGACGTCCTGCGCAGCGCCTACGACACCATCTCGACCGAGGGCCGCAACAAGCGCGTGCCGGGCGCGACGACCGGGCAGGGTTCCCGCGCCACCCGCTTCGACGATGCGCACCGTGTGCTGCACTTCAAGGACGCCGATGCGCATCTGGACTACCTGGCCGAGTTCGGCCGCGGCTCGATGATGGACGCCGTGCTCGGCCACGTGGGCGGTATGGCCAAGAACATTGGCCTGATGGAAGAGTTCGGCGCCAACCCCAACTCAACGTATCGCCTGCTCAAGGACACGGCCGAGAAGCTGGACAACGTCGCCGGCGCTCGGGCGGCCTGGCATGAGTTCGCCACCCTCGATATGACGTGGGACACGCTCACCGGCGTCACCGCGCAGCCGGTCAGCGCCAAGATGGCCCAGTTCGCGCAGGGCGTGCGCAACTTCACCACCGCGGCAAAGCTGCAGAGCGTGATGCTGTCCTCGGTCACCGACGCGCCGCTGCAGGTGCTGGTGGCGCGGTCGTCGGGTATCCCGATGGGCGAGTCGATGAAGTCGCTGTTCCGTGGGTTCGGCAAGGACGCCAAGGCACAGGCGCATGACCTGGCCATCGGGATGGACGAGATCGCCGGCGAGATGGCGCGCTGGCACCAGGACAACCTCGCGCAGGGCTGGACCAGCAAGATCGCCAACTCGACGATGAAGCTCACGCTGGTGGAGGCCTGGACCAACAGCTTGCGCCGCGGCTACGCGCTGACGCTGTCCCGCGCGCTCGAGCGCCAGCGCCATACGGCTTGGGGTGCGCTGGACGAGGGCAGCCGCCGCCGGCTGGATTCGGCCGGTGTCACCAAGCAGGATTGGGCCATCTGGCAGAAGGCCCAGGCGCAGGACGGCATGCTCACCAAGGACGGGATCCGGGCCGTGGACGCCAACGATGCCGATATCAATCGCGCGACGGCTCGCCTGCTGGGCTATCTGGACAGCGAGGCCCGCACCGCGATCCTGGCCCCCGACCTGACCACCCGGGCCAGCCTGCAGCAGGGCACCAAGTCCGGCACGGTCGGCGGCGAGGCGCTGCGATCGCTGATGCTGTTCAAGTCCTTCCCCATGGCGATCGTCGACAAGCACCTGCGCCGGCTGCGCAACATCCCGACCACGCAGGGCAAGGTGGCCTACAGCGCGGCGATGCTGACCAGCCTGCAGCTGTTCGGTGCCGTGGCCCTGCAGCTGAAAGACCTGCGCGACGGTAAAGACCCGCGCGACATGACGGATAGCAAGTTCTGGCTGGCTGCGGCTGCGCAGGGCGGTGGCATGGGCATCTTCGGCGACATTCTCTACACCGGCATGGGCGGCGAAGCGCGCGGTGGCCAGTCTAACTGGACCTCGCTGCTCGGCCCTGTCTTCGGCACCGTGATGGATGGATTCAACATCGCGCGCAAGGGTGCGGGCTGGGCGATCGCCGAAGAGGGCAAGGCCGATGAAGCGCGGGCCAGCGTGGGCGCCGAGGCGCTGCGGTTTGCCAAGGGGAACACCCCCTTCATCAACCTGTGGTATCTGCGCGGCGCCACCGACCACATGGTGTTCCACGACCTGCAGGAGCAGCTGAGTCCGGGTTACCTGCGGCGGATGCGCCGGCGCGCGCAGAAGGAATGGAACCAGGACTACTGGTGGGAGCCGGGCGAGGCGGTGCCCGACCGAGCACCCAACATCGCAGCAGCGGCAGGAGAGTGACATGCGCGAAGACCAATACGTGCGGATGCAGGCCCTGAGCGAGAAGCTGGCCGAGGCCTTTATCGAGGAAGCCGACCCGGCCACCTGGAGTGGCGCCGGCAAGGCGCCCAACGAGATGGACAAGACCGAGCGCGGCGACCGCTACTGGTGCAAGCGCAACGCGGCGGCCACTGGCGGGCTGCTACTGCGCGTCGGCTCGCTGGTGTCCATGATCCAGCGCGACAGCGGCGGGAATGGCGGGGCCGGAGAAGTCACCCCCGAGGGCGACGAAACCGGCGAAGGGCTGCTGGAGGACGAGGTGACCGCGGCCGAGAAGGAAGGTGCGAAGCTGCTGGACCAGGTGCTGAAGCAGCAGCGCCGCACGGCTGAGGTGGCGAAACTCCATGGCAAGCCGTGACGTATCGTTCCTGACGTTCTTCATGATGTGGGCACGGCTCCAGGGGTGGACCGTGCCCCTGCTGCATGTGCGCATCTGCGTGTGGCTGGAAACCTGCGCCGACCCCGAGCGGGTGCTGATGGTGTTCCGAGGCGCGGCAAAGTCGACCATCTACGCCGTGTACAAGGCCTGGCGGCTGTACCGGAACCGAGCCCATCGATCGCTGGTGTGGTCGGCGGACAACGACACGGCCGGCATGCTCACGGCCGACACCATCAACGTGCTGCGCAACCACCCGCTGTGCATCGGCATGCTGCCGCGCAAGCCCGGCGCCAAGCGGTTCTCTGTGCTGGGATCGCGGGACGCACGTAACGCCAGCATGCGCGCGGTGGGCGTGACCTCGAATGCCACCGGCGCCCGCGCCGACGATGTGGACTTCGACGATATCGAGGTGCCCGGCAACATCGAGACGCCCGAAGCCAGGCTGAAACTGCGGCAGCGCATCAGCGAGTCAACCCACATTGCCGTGCCAGGCGCGCAGAAGACGTTCATCGGCACGCCGCACACCCACGACAGCATCTACCCCGAGCGCATCGCGGCCGGCGCGGCCACGCTGATCATCCCGCTGTTCGCCCACGCGACCAGGTACAAGCAGACCGCCAGCCGGACCCGGTACCCAATCAAGTTCGAGCCGGACGACGACGGGCTGTATGTGATCGTCGGTATCCACAAGTTCGCGCGCGTGCTGGAAGAGGGCACCGACTACCGCGTCGAAGCCGGGGAGATCGTGTTCTCCAAGCCGCCCGGTGCCGTGCTGGATATCTACAGCGGCTGCGCCTGGCCCGAGCGGTTCAACCGAAACGAAATCGGGATTCGCCGCAAGGAAACCCGCACCCTCAACGCCTGGGACAGCCAGTACATGCTCGAAGCCAAGCCCATCGAAGAGATCCGGCTGGACCCGGAGAAGATCGTCCCCTACGACGTGGAGGCCACGATCCGGAAGGCCAACGGCGCTGTGGCCATGTTCCTGGGCGGCGTGCAGATCGCCATGGCTGCGGTGCGATGGGATCCCGCCAGCGGCAAACTCAACTCCGACGTGTCTGCTGTGGCGGTGGTGCTGCAGGATCTACTGGGCCGGCGATACCTGCACCGCATGGTGCAGCTGACCGGGGAGCTGGCCGAGTTCGATGACAGCGGAAAGCGCGTCATCGGTGGCCAGGTCTGGCAGCTGTGCGACCTGGTGGAAGAGCTGAACCTGCCGCGCATCGTCGTGGAAACCAACGGCATCGGCACGTTCGCGCCTGCGGTGCTGAAAGCCGCACTCAAGCAGCGGCGGCTGCTCGGTGTCGGCGTCGGCGTGGAACAGGCGGTGGCCAACAAAAGCCGCCGCATCCTCGAGGCGTGGGAACCGCTGCTGACCAGCCACGGCCAGCTGTGGGCGCACATGAGCGTGCTGCGCGGCCCGCTATGGGATCAGATGAAAGACTGGATCCCGACCGCTCCCAACCAGAAGGACGACTACCTCGATGCCGGCGCGGGCGCGCTGAGCGATACGCCTGAACGGATCATCCAAATAGTCGGGAACCCGAACGCCTCGCCCCGCGACGATTGGCGCCACAGCGCGGGGGAGCACGAGGTCGTATTCGAGCGCTGAACGCCAACCCGTTCGGAGCATCGATGAAAGAGCAGATCACCAAGGACCTGGCCGAGTCAGCCGCCAAGATTGCCCCGGCGGCTGGCGTGACGGTCGGGACGTACACGCCGGGCTACACGCTCAGCGATGTGGCAGTTATCTGCACCATCCTGTTCACCCTGATCCAGACCTTCACGGTGGTGGTGAAGAACTGGGGGGACTGGAGCGCCTGGTGGTCCGCCCGCTGGGCCACCGCGCGCCGCTTCGCTGCCTGGGTGCGCCGCCGTGGCTGAGGACACTTCCAAGGGCAAGAAGGTGGGCTTCGCTGCCGCGCCGATCGCGCTGGTGCTGGCCCTGGTCGCCGCCCTCGGCCAGAACGATTCCGCGCACGAGGGCCGCAAGTTCGTCCCCTACCGTGACTCGGCCGGTATCTGGACCGTCTGCGCCGGCATCACCGGTAAGGCCGTGGTGCCCGGCAAGCGCTACAGCGTGCCAGAGTGCCACCAGCTGGAAACCAGCTACGTGCAGTCGATGCTGCAGAACATGGGCCGCTGCGTGCGCGGCGAGTACCAGTTCCACGAGATCAAGGCCTGGGGCCACTTCGCCTACAACGTGGGCAACACCGCCTTCTGCAACAGCACCGCGGCCAAGCGCCTTAACGCGGGCGAGCGTACCGCGGCGTGCGACGAGATGTGGAAGTGGCGATTCGTGACCATCGATGGGGTCAAGCGCGATTGCGCGCTGCCCCAATGGCGCTCGAAGTGCGGCGGCATCATCGACCGCCGGCAGTGGGAAATGGCTACCTGCAGAGGGACGCTCCAATGATAGTGCTGACCCCGAAACAGTCCGTCCAGCTTGCACTGGTGGTGGTGCTGGCCTCGATCGGGGGCTGCTACTACTTCAAAGGCCGCGACGATGCGTCGACGGCCGCTCAGAACGCCACCCTCCGGGCCGAAGCCCGGGCCACCGCAGACAGCGTCCAGATCAGCAGCGCTACCGCTGCTGCGATCGACGTGGAATCCCACGACACCCGTACACGCACCGCTGCCGCGGTGGAGGCCATCAATGCGACTCCTGCTCACTCTGATCCTGCTGCTACTGCTGACGTCCTGCGCCTGGCTCGGGAAGCGCACGACCGCGCGATACGTGCCGCCTGCAGGGTGCAGCGAACGAGCGATTGCCCTGCGGCCGCCGGCTCCGCCGAATGACCGTGATTGGGTGAAGTGGTCTGCGGCCTACGTGGGTGCCGCCGGCGCCTACGAGGACAGCGAGAACAAGCGCGCGGCCACCGCCGACTGCCTGGACCAGCACCGGGGGAAATAGTCGGGAACCCGAGCCCCCTCCGGGCCGACCATCTGCGGCAGTCCCCAGCAGGTCGCGCGCATGACCGTTCCCGCCTACACCGGCCCCAATACCTCCGTCGCCAACGGCGTCACCACAGTCTTTCCCTACGGCTTCAAGATTCTGGCCGCCGCGGACCTGTTGGTAACCGTCAACGGCCTGCCGCGCACCCTCGGCGCCCATTACACCGTCACGGGCGTTGGCAGTGATGCCGGGGGTGACGTGGTGTTCCTGGCCCCGCCGGCAGCAAATGCCATCGTGGCGCGCCAGCGCAACATGCCGTACATCCGGCAGACCAACTACCTCAACCTGGGCGACCTGCTCGCCAGCACGCTGAACGCTGACCAAGACGCGCCGGTGATGATGATCCAGCAGCTGGCGACCAACTCCATGCAGCTGCGGCCAGACCCTGAGAACGGCGGGTTCGTCTGGGACGCGCTGAACCACCGAATCATTCGGGTGGGCGACGCGATTGACGATGGGGACGCGATGAACCTTCGCGCCACCCTGGCCCTGCTGGAAGAGGTGCAGAACGGCGGCGGCACCGTTGGTATTGAGCCGAAGTTCTGGCAGTTCGTTGGCGACGGCGAGGTGACCGACTTCTCGCTCTCCGGCGCCGACGTGTTCGACCCTCTGTTCTTCGATACCGCGTTGGAGGCCACGGCCGGGGTTGGTGATTACCTTGTCAGCAAACCCGGCGACTATCTGATCCTGGAGGGGGTCGGCAATGCCCCGCCGGCCATCCGCTTCCTAACCCCACCCGGAGAAGGGGTGCGGGGTTTCACCGTACTGCGAGGCTATGCCCGCCCATGGATCGGGCCGCGGCCCATCTACACCGTGGCGCCAGTGGTGGTCACCGACATCGCGGGCAATGCGGTGCTGGACAGCACGCGGCACAACACCCTGATCCTTATCAACTCGGCCACGCCGGTCACTCTCACGCTCAGGGCGAACACCGGCGGAGCGGTTGACTGGACTGCTGGGCAGTTCCTGTCGGTGGTCCAGATGGGCGCCGGTCAGGTCACGATCGTGGCCGAGGGCTCGGGCCAGGTGATCGCTGCGGCTGGGTTCAGCGCCAAGACGCGCGCAGTCGGTTCACCCATCAGCGTCTCGTGCATTGCGCCGGATGCCGGCAGCTGGTTGGCCTCTGGCGACATGCTGCGCACCGTGGAAACCCCCGACAAAGTGGTGATCGAGCTGCTGGACCGCAGCGTCCTGATCGGGACCAACATCGCGGTCGGCACCAGCAAGGACAGCTATTTCATGCCCTACGGGCTTCTGCTGGACTCGGTCGTCGCTGGGGGTTGCTATGCATCGCTGGCGGTCGCCCAAGGCGTGGGCACCGTGCTGACGGTGGACGTCAACCGAAACGGCACGTCGATCCTGAACACCAAGCTCACCTTCGACAACGCCGAAAAGACCACTGTCACCGCTGCCACGCCCGCCACCTATGTGGACGGCGGTTCCATTCTCTTCGCCGGCGACGAGATCACCATCGACGTGGATCAGATCGGCACTGCGCTGGCCAAGGGCCTGAGGGTGTACCTGGTCGGGCAGAGGGCATAACCATGCGGATCTTCGACAGGCCCTTCCTTGACCAGCGCCAAGGGCGGCTGGCGCTTTACGTTACCGGAGCAGCTGGCCTTGCAAAGCCTGGGCTCGCTTTTGAAACCCGTCTGCAGATCCACAACCGCATCGGCGCGGCCACTGTTGAGCAGATCGATGGGGCTGAATTGCCGCCTGGGAGCTCGCTTTATGTAGACGGCGATCAGGTGGTGATCGCTTGGCCGGCCTATCAGGAAACAGGCCCCATCCCGTTCGCCGACGGCAACGGTGGGTTCGAGAAGGGGGACACCGGCTGGGAGAAGGGGGCTGGCTGGACCATCGAGACGACGGCGAGTGCAGGCCAAGGATTTGGTACCCACGTGGCAGCATTTCGAGCTCAGGGCGTCTCGGTGCTGGAGGCAGCGGCCTACGCGCCGACCTTCCCGGGGCAAACGTTCGACGCCCAAGTGAACGTGCAGCAGGGGGCCAGCAGCAAGTACAACGTGGGCGCTGCGATCGCGGCTCGGTTCTATGACGTCAACAAGACTTTGCTGTCTGAACAGATCGGCACGTTCATCGACGATGGCAGCCGTGGTGCGTGGCACCTATCTACCGGCAGCTTCCAAGCCCCTGGCGGCGCGCGCTATGTGCGCGGCATGGTGTGGGGCGCTCGCTTCCGTGAGAACAAGGTGTTGTGGGTCGACGATGCGTCATGGACCCTGCAGGGCGTAGTAGGGATCAACTACCCGACTACGCTGCCCTTGACCTTGAGGGTGCGAGATAGCGCTGGCCGGAGCGCCATCTGGCGGGGGAACATCATCGTCACCGCAGTCCGCGACTACGACGTCGAGGTCCTGGCCGACACACCCGTCGCCTATTGGAAAATGGACGAGGCGGCCGGCGTCACGACCTATGCGGACAGCAGCGGGAACAATATCCCTGCCGCCTGTGTGAAGACATGGGCTGCTGCGGCCTTCCCGCCTTCAAATCGTGCGGGCGCTCTGCGCACGGGTGGTCAGTCCGCGAACTTCTACGATGCTCGCGCGAACATCGGCGTACTTCCAGCAACCAACAACTTTGCAAAGCTGGGATTCGCCCCCACCGTTAGGTTTGCTGTTGAGTGCGTCATTGAAACGCCTACCTTTGTCGGCAATTCCGGGCCTTACGTCTTGCGAAAGCAGGCAGCGACCTCAACTGCAAATTTCAGTGACTTCTATCTCGGATTTTCTGGCCCTGGTGATCTTCGCCTCAGGTTTGGCTGGACGAACGGCGGCAACGGCAGTGATAGATCGGTGCTGTCCACGCTCGCTCTCGAGCCCGGCAAGATCTACCACGTCGTCGGCGTTGCCGATGTTGTCGATGGTGTTGTTACGGTCTATCTGTACATCAACGGTACCCTCAATCAGATGCGCAACGATTCCAACATGCAGGCCCTGCCGATCAACACGGCGAATTCTGCATTCACGGTCAACGCCCCCCAGAACTGGGCCGCATGGAGCTTCGTTGGCAGGGTGTCGGACGTGGCTCTATACGACCACCCCATTTCGGCGGAACGAGTCGCGAACCATGCGCAGGCCGCGGGCCTGTTCGCCGGGTGACCGTACCCCGTCGCGCCACCTGAGACGCCGGGGAGGCATAGTGTGGGCATGGACGCCCCAGACACCCCCGAACCCGAAGACCGCCCGGACCCCACCAAGCTGGCGCCGGGCTATGCCCACCTGCTGCTTCACGACACCCGCACGCCCGAGGAAAAGCTGGCCGCCTCGTTGAAGGAGTCGGCCAGGCGCAAGGGCAGGGGAAGGGCGAAGTGGTGGGAGAAGGGCGCTCCGCAATGAATTTTCGCCTCAGTCCAATCAATGACTTACCCGGCGATGTGCGGTGCGTGACGCGGAGCGGATTTTAGGGCTAAAGCCTTGTGAGAGTAGGGGTCTTCCAGAGACTTTTAATCTTTTGGTCGATGGTTCGAATCCATCACGGCCCACCAATTGCATCAATGACTTAAGGCGCCCTATGGGCGCCTTTTTCATCTGCTCCGTAAATCACTCCGTAATTGCTTAGGCGGATGCCTTTGGTAATATGCCCCTTGGAGGCCTCAGGACGAGGCTCAGGGGAAGCAAATGCGATTGCGCGAGAAGCGGGTACTTCGGTTCTTAGAGCTGAAGCTGGACCACGGTATGGGTGCTCTGAACAAGCAACCGTGGGACCTTAAGATGATCCTTGAGACGGTCATCGGAAACGACTTTTACAACAGGGCCCCTCGCGAGGGCGCCAACTCGATCGTCAGAATCAAGCATGGCAAGGTCTTCACCCACGCTGGTGAAGAGTTCATTGGCTTGCTGCTGATCCATGCGGATTCGCGGTCGATCGAGGCGAGCTACGCTGATCTGCAAACGGGAAGCGCGCGGGCGTTGCCAATGCAGGACGGTGAGGGCGTTCGAACTGAAGCTCACGTTGTCATCCGGCTGAGCCATGAAACTCTGGGGACTACGCAGTCGTATCCCGTGGTCTTGGAAGAGTCGCCCGGGCTTTCACCTTCCGTCTTGCTGTCTAGGTTACAAAGGCCTGTGCACAAGGCGGGCGAGCGTTCACAGAAGAACTCAGCTGGTGAGATGAAGACGTGGTATCCAGTAATGACGCTGGACGGCCTCTTCTCTAAATCGCTTCTAGACGAGATAGAAAATGGCAACCTAAATTCGTTCGATCTCGTCAGGCAAAGTATCAAATCGGGGGGTATGGACGAACCAGGTGAACTTGTGCTTCAGCATCAAGTGCTTCACGTGGGTTTGCGTCCAGGCCCTGAGGAAGGGTTCGTCAAACGTTCTCTCGCGGCGGTGCGTAAGCTTGCGTTTGAGCAGGAGTACGAACAGATCCGGATTCATTACAAAGAGTCTGGCAGCCCAAAAACCAAGACGGCAGTTGTCGATGTGGATGCCGATGCAGCAGATCCTGCAGAAGCACTTGATCAACTGGTATCGCGTTCGAAATTGGTCTCGTTGATTACCCCAATGAACTGGGATCACGAGGAGGTCGTTGATGACTTCTTGCAGCTGATGGCCGAACGTCTACTGAGCGAAATAGAAGAGGATCAATGAACGTTATCTTCCAGCTTTTGACTCCGGCTCGCTACTTGCGGATCAAGTCTGAATCTCATGAAAAGCTGGTTATCGATTACGTCCTGCCGGCCGTTTTGGCGCTCGCCACCACGGCCGCTTGGGGATGGAGGCCGGACTTGCTCTCAATGGGCGGCCCGTCGGGTGTCGTCACTGGGGTGTCCAGCCTCATCCAAGTTTTGGTTGGCTTTTACGTCGCCACCCTTGCAGCGGTTGCAACCTTTCCAACTTCGTCGTTGGATGAGGACACAAATCGGATCACTTTTGAAGGAAAGTCTCTGAAGCGGCGACGATTCTTGGCCTACCTGTTCGGGTATCTGGCGCTTCTCAGTCTCTTGCTGTTCATCGCGCTTTTGTTTCGCCCAATGATTCATGGGCTGCTAAATCAGATCGATTTCACCGGAGTCCAGCGCTGGCTGAGGCTCTTCTTCGTTTTCGTCTATCAGTTCGTCTTCTGGCAGATGGTCTTTATTACGATGCTGGGCCTTTACTACCTGACGGATCGCATTCACCGCTCAAATGCTGAGTAGCTATGGCTCGGATCGTGACGGTTTAACCCGAGGTACGCTCTTGTCGTATACCTTCATCATGGCGTCGCTCACGCCCAAGGCATCCTGACGCTCTGCGCGATTTCCGATAGTGTCTGTGCCACCCTTTCGCTTCAGATCGTGAATGCCAAAGCGCTGGTCTTCCCGAATGACGCCCTCACGAAGCGCCATCTGAATGAAGCGCTGCCACGCGCTATCTAGGCTGGACTTTTGGATTGGCTCGCCATGTTGCGCAAGGATCAAGGAGCGGTGCTCTGCTCGAAGCTGCACAGGCAGCGCGTGGCGATCGATAACCGATTGGCGCAGCGCTATCGCCGCCTCCCAAGCCGCCTTAAGGCGCGGCGACCATTCGACCAGGCTGTCACGACTACGCTTCCGTCGGTTGGTATGCAGGCCTTCATCATGCGCGTGTGCATCGGTCAGAGTGATGGTTTCGACGCCGCGCAGCCTGCACAGGTAGCCGATCTCCATCACGATCCAGAGATAGGGTGGGACAGAGCCCTCGGTGTGCGAGCCGCGTGTTCCTCGATCGCGAGCAAAGGCCAAGAGTGCGTCATAAGCGGCATCCGTCGGTAGCCGCTGCCGCTTGCGCTCCTGTGCAGATTCAAGGCCTTGTGCTGGGTTGTGGGGAACTAGCCCCCTGTTGAGCGCCCAGCGGAAGACCAAGCGCGCGTAACGCAGCACTTTGTTCGCTTTCGTTGGCGTGCCGTCAGCCTCGATGCGATCAACAAGGCGCTGAAAGTTCGAGTTGCGGAGTCGCGCAACCTGCAGCTGCCCGAACTTAACACCCAGGGAGGTCGGAAAGCTGAGCATTACATCGCGAGCTTGGCTGTAGTCGTCGCGCGTTCCTTTGGCGAGCTTCTTGAACTTGGGGCTGTCGTGGTACTGGTCGCAGACCCATTGGACTGTTCCCGACTCGGTGTTTTCCTCGGTGATGGCGAACAGATCGGAGAGCTTTGCGCTGGGCCCGGCGACTGTCCGTCGCTTTTTCCTGCCACCCTCAACATCAAACACGAACCACCTACCGCGGCCACTGGGGTCCCAGTACACGCCTTTCGGAATCTTCGCCTGGTCGATGTGATCAGGAATATTTGGTTGATGCTTTCGAGCGCGTGGGGTCATTTCAGAATAGGTCGGCAGGATAGGAGTCTGAGTTCGCGGCTGCGCGCGTTACGCCGAGCGCTGCGTCCAAGGCGGTGGACGTGGTCCATATTCCGCCCTTTCCGTCGTACTGATAGCGGATACCGCATCGCCGCGCCCACGCTTCAACAGTCGACAGGCGCGGACTTTCGCCGGGCTTGCAGAGCTGCTGAAGGTCTTCGAACTGAAGCACAGGGCCGATCACGGCTCCCCTCCGGCTCCCTTGCGGTGCGATGGCATCACGGTTCCTCCCGCAGCTTGGTGCGACAGTTGCGCGGCGGCTTGACGGTGGCCAGGGTGACGGGCGCGGCGTCTGCCTTGGCGAAGGCCGCACGGCAGCCTGCGCGGCCGCAGCGCTCATCCACCGGAGTAGCAGTGGCGTCCTGTTCGGTGCTTTCATCGTGGAACGGATATCCACATGCAGGACCGCGTCCACGCTGAGTGTCGCGCTCGACGATGGCGTGATACTTGGAGCTGCCAGTGTCATGCGCCTGGCGAGCGTAGAAGGATGAATCTCGCAGCGCTGCTTTCACGATCCCACCCCCGGCGCTGCATCGCTGACAGGTTCAAGTGCCCCGATCCACTCAAGCGCCTCGGCGGAGTTGTCGAAATACTGGATTTCATCTTCGGCAAAAATCGCATCCATCTCCGGGCCGAACTGGACCTCCCAGCCAGGAACCATCTCTCCGGGCGTTGCTGTCCAGCCGTAATGCGCAGACTCAACAGTCAGTCCCTTCCGCTTCGCCGCTGCGATGATCTTGCGCTTGCTCATTGGGACACCCCCTGCGCTGCAACGCGCTGGCCGTCGATCAGCGGCAGCCAGCCAACCGGCGTGCCCGTGCCCTCGGTGAAGTGGTCGTGCGTCCAGCACCAGCCTGCAAACTGCCAGCCGATCCTTGCGCCTTCACTCACGTTGTCGTCGTTGCATGCGCCGATGGTCCATGTAGCGCTGATGCTGTCCTCGATGGCGTTTTCATCGAAGTCCACCAGCAGGCGCACGAGCGTGCCATCGCGTGGCGCGGTGTCCATCGGGCGTGCCGCCAGGTCGATGCCCTGCGCGGGCGGGGCGGCGTACACGGGGACCACGTTTATGGCGTCCGCAGGCGGCTCTTTACCAGAGTGGAAGCCTGAGCCCGGCATTGCATAGACAGCCGGGTCGTCCGTGAACAGGTAGCCTACCGGCACCCGCGCCCCTGGCTGGCGGGCACAGTCGCACGTGGTTCCCGTAAGCGCATCTGGCTCGATTACTTCGGCACACGTGCCGCACACCGGCTGGCGGGCGGCGAGAGCGGCTTGCCAGGCGGCTTGCCATGCTTCCCACCGAACCTGCTGTTCGGCTGGGCCATATTTCTCCGCATGCACGCCGTTGTGCATGTCGCGTGTCGGAGCGCCAGTCTGCCAGCGGCTCTTGAACTTCTCGCAATGCCACGCCTCAAACTGCGCCCGCGCATCCCCCTGCACCTCGCCAACCTGCTGCTTGCCAGTTGCGGCGAGGTGCTGTGCCAGCGCGCAGGCGAAGTCGGCAGCCAGGTGGGTGGCGATGTAATCGGTGAAGTCGTGCCGGCGCAGCTCTGTGGCGAAAAAGTGGGATATGTAGCTGCGTCCTCCCTCGCTGGTGCTGAGGTCATAACGCGCCACAGATGTCGCGTTATCTCCGGAAGTGCCGGTGTTGCGCGCCACAGATGGCGCTTTGTGCATGTCGGTCGTCATCGGTTCGTCCTGGCTTAGTGGCGGGTACCAGCGCGGCTTGCCGCGGCGGCGTCATTGATCTGCCGGCGGCTCAATTCCTGCCGGACGGGCGTATTGCCGAGAATTTCGACCTTGCCGCCGGCTCGCTTGAACGCGGCAAGTTGATCGGCGATCACCGCGCGATCCCGGTCCTTGTGCTGGACGGTGGTGCTGTTGTGGCTGCCAGTGGGTGCCGAGCGCATTACGCGGGCCACAGCGGCGCGAGTCGACTCCACACGCGCATCAGGGGTGCGCATCAGCCTGTGCATCGTGGTGGTCAGCATCCAGACCCTGTTGCCCTTGGTGATGCTGACCTGCACCTGGCCGGTGTCGCGCATCGCCGCCAGCGAACTGTTGAGCTGCTTCAGCGTGCATGTCAGTGTTCCGGAGGCGAGCAGTTCCTCATCGCTCGCGCCAGCAGGCCGGTCGAGCAGAAGAGCGCGGATGGCGGCGGCACGGCCGAATTGCTGGATCTTGGCGCTCATGCTTGTTCCTTGGCGGTGAGCTCGCGCACGCGCACGCCCTGGCGATCAAGCCAGCGGCGCGCGGACTGCAGCGACTTTTGAGAGAGGGCGAATCGGCCGGTACCGATCTGGAGCTCGCGGCCACGCACAGTCGCTGAGCGGCCCGTGGCGGCCGCCACTTCGGTGGGGGTGGCGCTGTGCGGGCTGGCGTAGATGCCGGCCCACAGCCAGCCCGCGCAGACCATCAGCACCAGGGTGGTGCCATGGCTGCCGGTGGGGAACGAATGCTCAACGGGAAGCGTCGACGCCTTCATGCGGCATCCGCCTGCTCAGCGGAGGCGCGATATGACGCAGCCAGCACATCCCACTGCGACGCGAAGCGTCGGAACGTCTCTGCCTGCTCTTCATGGCCGACCATGGACTCGGCATCGGCCTCCACGCGCAGCGCCGCGGCGTATGCCGCCTTGGCCTCGGCAACCTTGAGGTAGTAGTCGCGGGTCATGGGGCCCCCGCGCTGAGGCGTGCCTGTTCGACCAGCGCGGTGGCTTGCGCCATGCCCGACTTGGTCAGCGTGGCCTGCGTAGGAAAACTCGGGTCGTCGTAGTCGATCAATGCGCGCTCGTAGAGCCAGTTGGTGACCCGCCGCGTAAAGACCTTGGCGGGCTGCCTCGTCGAGCAGAAGCCGCCACGGGTGCGCTTCAGCACATGGCCGGCCGCAGCGAAGGCAATAACGAGCGCGGCGCGCTCCAAGGGTTTGAGTGGTGCGGCCATTGCGTTCTCCAGGTCAGGCGGCGTGAGCTGCCGGCATGCGCGCGAGAACAGCACCGCGGGCACGGGCAAGGTGGGAGATAGGGATCAGCTGCGATGCCAGATCGGGATCGGTCCAGCGCAGCTCGGCGATCGCGAGCGATTCGCTCGGCACCGTCGCCTTCTGGCAGAGGTGGCACTCGAAGTGCACGAGGGCGGGCACTGGCGCGCCGAGCTGGTGGCCTGCCGGCGCACCAGTGGTCGTCACGATTTGCGGGCGGTGCCTTGGGTGGCACAGCGGTACAGAGGCGGGTGCAGGGCGGGCGGTCTGCATGGCATCACCCGCGAACGCTGGAGGACGCGGCCCAGCGCGCCTGGTTGGTGTCGCGGTCGGCGTGGGCCTGGCTGATCTCCACCAGGCGAAGGGGCACGACGATGGCCGCCACAGCGCCGACGACGGCCCACGCGATCCGGTACCGGCGGTTCATGCCCGAACCTCAGCTGCCATGTCGCGCGATTCGGCTTCAACGCGGCGGGCGGCAACGCCCATGCGGCGCGATCGGCGCAGCTGGTTACGGCTGTGCTCGCCGGCGCTGCGGGCTCGCAGAACGTTGGCGCGGGTGTGGTCACGGGCAGCCTGCGCCAACAGGCACGAGGCGGCCTGGGGCGGCAGCGGGGCCTTAAGCAGGGGGTCGGCAGCGGTGTGGTGGGACATGGCGCTCTCCGTAGGAAAGGAGGGCGCCGGCGGGCCTGTTGCCTGGGAGAGGCATCTGCGGCTCAGCAGGGGAGTGGCTGGGCCGCGGTGCGACCCGCCGGTCGCCCGTCGGCTGGGGTGCCGACGGTGCGATTTATCTCACAGCTAAATCGCATGTGCAATAGCTGTCAGCTAAATCGCGCCATGGGCCGCCAGTTCGCCCGGGGGATAGCCGATAATTGGGCTACAGCCGGGGAGGGTTAGAGATGCTCAAGGAAGTGGGTTTGTCGATCGGGTTGGCGGTGGGCCTGCTGATGGCCCAAGGTGCAGCAGCCCAAGTCTTCAAGTGCAAGGGGAGCAATGGGGAGACGGTGTATTCACAGAATCCTTGTGGGCCGCAAGCGCAAGAGATGAAGGTTCGCGCGGCGAAGGCGCCAAGCGTCTCCGCTGCCGAGGTCGCCAATCGAGACGCGGTGTATCGCTCGACAGATCTCTCGGACGCCGCTATCGCTGAAAGGAATTGCTTGGCCTCATCCAGGGCTAGCATCTATCCCTCCGCCGAATCGAGGATTGCTGGGTACCAGCGGCAGATTGCGGGGCTCAATGCTTCGGCAGAGCGGGCGAACAACAACCTCGCTGGGGCTACATTGGACGCCGGGATTCGTGCACAGATCTCTGGCCTGCAGCAGTCGATAACCTCTGAACATCAGGTGGCCGACACTGCGATGAATGCCGCTAGACAGCGATGCGCTGATCAGCGTCGGGATCGCGAGGCCGTAATCGGGCAGAAGTACAACTCTCAGACCCCATAGGGTAGGTGGCCGGAGCGCGAAAGGCGCCGCCGGCCACTAGGTCACTCGTCGATTGCGACGTTGCGAATAAACCCAGCTTCCTCTATGGATATGCCCTCGACGCAGCACTCACGTGCGTCCTCCATTTCGCGGTGAAGCTGCATCAGGTCAGCATCTTCCAGGCAATCGACGCCTGGAAGATTGAACGTGGCCTGCTCGATCAAACACCCAAGGTTGTACTGGTCTCTGAGCCACCTGATCCGCCGCAGTATGCAGTCCCGCGTAATCGCATCGATGACCGTTGGTTTTGGGGTCGTGATGACCCTGAGCTTCGGCGCTTGCTTACGCTTTTCGACGCGCTGAGCGATGACCGCTGCTAGCGCTTCCATGGTCCCGGGCTCGGGCAACCTCTTCTTCGTTTCCATTCCTCTCCCTGAGTCGATCGGCCAATGCCTTGCTGAAATCGATCAGGTTGTCGGGTGTGACCGTAACCTCGCCTCGCCTGTACAAGTACTCGTACGCATATGCCAGCGGCGTGCCGTCGAGCTCGTTGTCGAAGTCGTCAATGTCGAGATTTGAGAAGGTCAGCCTCAACAGCCTGAGCGCGGAGGCGATGATCTCAGGGTCTATTCGCAGGGGCTGAGATGCTTGATTGCTCGCGCTCTCGGTGCCGCCATCGTGCGCAACGTCCATCCACCCGTGCGACAGGGAGCCCAGGCGTTCGATCTTGCGCGCGACGTCATCACCCATCTTCTTTCCCCCCAACAGCTGGTTGAGGTAGGAAGGAGACATGTCGAGGCGGATCGCGACCGCCTTTTGAGTACCCAAGGCGGCCGCCAGTTGATCAACTAGGGTCCGAAGGTTGTGCTGGCGGGTACTGGTTACGTCCATGGCGTAAGAGTAGCTAGGGGCTAAAGCCCAGTGTTTCGCTGTCAGCTTGACAGGCGGGTTTAGCTCAGGGCTAAATACGTCCACATGGACCTCCTAACCTTCATTTCAGATTCCGAGCGGAAGCGTCGCCTGGCAGTGCTGACTGGCGCATCCGAGGGCTACCTCTGGCAGTGCGCTACCGGCTGGAGGGGTAAGCGCACCAGTCCAGAGCTCGCCCAGAGCATTGAGCGCGCATCTTCGACCATCGGCGCCGAGGTGGGTGTGGAAGGGGTCTTACGGTGCGACCTTCGACCCGACATCTGGCCTCCCGGGGAGGCTGCATGAGCCTCGCCGCGATCCCGCTCGAGTCAGACCTTTCAAATGGAGAGGTCGGCTGCCTTGTGGACATAGCGCTCATCGAGACCCGTCACCCCGACGGTATGGCGCTGTCTGTTGATCAGTGGGCAGCCCTACGTGAGCAGCGACAACGTGCAGGGCGACCGCTTCATTGGTGGGAGGTGGCGTCCCATGGGTAGGGAGACTGCACTCCGGCGTGAAGAACACGGCGACCACACCGCCCACGCCTCGATTGGCATCGAAGGTGCGAAGTGCACTGAAGCGCATGCGGTGGTGGAAAAGGATGATCTCGCTCATGGCCTGCATCTTGGTGCAGCCGATGGGCGCGGCGAAACGATGAAATGCAGCCTGTTTCAGGGTGACGCATGACGTGCCAACGATCTGACCTCTATTGGCGGGATGCGCTGTACAACGCCGTGTCAAAAGCGCCGGGCAATGTCCAGGCAGCTGCGGTCTACCTCAGCGAGCGCCGCGGTAAAGGGATCACCGGCGAGACCCTGCGCAAGAAGCTGCGAGGCCTGGCGGGTGAATCGCTGTCGATGGAAATGGCCGAGATTCTCACCGAGTACCTCCAGCAGTTCGTGGACACCGCCGAGCTGGCAACCGACTGGATCGCCTCACTCGGCGGTCAATTCAACCTGATGGTCGACTTCGTGCCACCGCCGCCCGAGGGCGGCTGGCCCAATGAACTGGAAGCGCTGCAGAACAAGCTGCTGCAGCTTCATGCAATGACCGGCCGGCTCTCGGGAACGACGCTGGAGGCAGTTGCTGATGGCGATCTGAGCATCAGCGAAGCCAACGGAATGCAGGACCTGACGCGCAGCATCCGAACGCTCTGCTTCCGTCTGGAGCGCAACGCCTGCAGGGCGGCCCAAAAAGCGGTGAGCCGTGAATGACGTGGCTACCTTCCGCGCGCCCCGGGCACGGTACAGGCGACGAGGAAAGATGAGTGCTGCTGCCTGCCGTGCGATGGAGGAGGCTGCCCGTGCGCTGACTGACGCTGTGCCAGCCCTTGTCGGTGACGAAGCGATGGCAGAGCGCGAGCGCCTGCGACGCGAGGACGAACTGAAGGCTACTGCCCAGCGCCAGCTGGACCTGGGGGGTAAGCCGTGGGCGTGAGTTGCTGCCTGCTCAAGGCCCTCGATATCGGCCGTCTGCCGCGTTCGGAATGGAAGGCCTCAATCGAGGCGCTGCCGACGACGTGTCCGCACCCTGGCGTCTGCACTGGCGACGTCGGGTGCCATGAGCGCATTGCGGACTACATGCGCATGCAGTGGAACATGGCTGCAGCCCGCGCGGCACGCAAGGGCGGGCGGTCATGATTCACAACGGCATCGATGTCGAAGCGATCAAGAACTCCGTGGATCTCGATGAGGTCATCGGAAGGTATGTGAAGCTCCGGCGCACCGGCAGGGAATCCACTGGCCTGTGCCCGTTCCATGAAGAGGGATCCCCTAGCTTCACGGTCAACCCTGCAAAGGGGTTCTTCCATTGCTTCGGCTGTGGCGCCCACGGTGATGCCATCGGTTTCATTCAGAAGATCACCGGCCTCGATTTCAAAGAGGCCTGTGCGCAGCTGGGCGGCCACGAGTTTGCGCCGGCCTCTCCGACCGCCCGAAAAGTGGTGGAGCAGCCTTTGGAGGTGAACTGGGTGCCGTTGCTTCCGGTCCCTGAGGCCGTGCCGCCGCTGATGGCCGGCGGAGAATGGACTGTGCCGATCTGGAACCCGAAGAACGGGAAGATCCGCCGGATGAAGCCGACGCGGGTGGACGCCTACCGCGACGCCGAGGGGCGTCTGCTTGGGTACGTCCTGCGCTGCGAGTTCGTCGAGCAGTCCTCGCAGAAGCTCAAGAAGTGGACGCCGCAGGTAACGTGGTGCGTCGGTCCTGACGGCCAGCAGCAGTGGTGCTTGGTCAAGTTCCCAACACCGCGCCCTCTGTGCGGTCTGGACGCGCTTGCGGCCAAGCCGGATGCGCCGGTACTGATCCCTGAAGGCGAAAAATGCCGCGCGGCTGGCGCTGGCGCGTGGGCGGGGTACGCCGCACTGACCTGGGCTGGTGGCGGCAATGCCGTCGGCAAGTCCGACTGGTCGCCAGTGGCAGGCCGTGATGTCGTGCTTTGGCCCGATGCGGACCCTGCAGGCCGCAAGGCAATGCTGGGCTGGCACAACGACGCGGGCAACTATGTCCCGGGCGTAGCGCAGCTCTGCGCACGCGCTGGGGCGAAGTCGATCCGGATGATCGACGTAAGCGGGCAGCCCGCCGGCTGGGATATCGCCGACGCACTCGAGCTGGACAAGTGGACGCCGCGGCAGCTCGCAGCTTGGGCGGCCAATCGCGTCGTCGAACTGAATGTGGTGGCACCGGATGTCACGTAACGGCCGCCTGTTGGAGCGCATCAAGTACTCGGACCGGGAGCTGGCACGGCTGTATCGCCTCGCTGCCAAGGCGGCCATCGAGAACCCTTACGAATCCTCGCGCGCTATACGCCGCGAGCGTGCAAAGGCGTACCTGCGCACCGCGCGAGGACATGAAAAGGCAATACGGGGATGACAGAGCCGAAGCGTAAGAGATTGACCGTGGTCGACGGTGGCCGCGGTGCGCCGCCGCCAGGCGGTGATGGGGTAGATCCGGAGGCATGGAAGATCAACCTGACGTTCAACCGCGACCACAATGTCGAGGGGACGCTCCACAACCTGATCCTGATCATGGAGAACGATGAGCGGCTGGCAAAGCTGTTCTGGCTCAACGACTCCAGCAACCAGGTGAAGCTGGAGCGGGATCCGCCGTGGAACGGTGGTAGCCGGGAAGAGTTCATCGACACGGATGCGTACGAGCTCTCTGCGTGGCTACAGCACCCGGATCGGTACCGGATGAAGTGCAGCGACGACCTCGTGCTCAAGGCGGTGATCGCTGTGGCGCGGCGCTACCGGCGCCATCCCATCCGTGAGTACCTCACCGCCCTTGAGTGGGATGGTGTGCCTCGCGTCGAGCAGATGCTCACGGTCATGTTCGGTGCGCCGGACAATGCATATAGCCGGCGCGCAGCGCAGTGTTTCATGGCGAGTGCCGTGGCGCGGTTGCTCTGGGTCGATCCGAAGCAACCGTTTGTTGGCGCGCAGGTTGACTTCATGCTGGTGCTCGAAGGGGAGCAGGGCAAGCAGAAGTCCAGCGGCTTGCGCGCAATCTTCGGTAGCCAGTGGTTCGTCGAGACCAGTGAGTCGCCCAGCGGAAAAGACTTCTACCAGGTGATCCAAGGTGCCTGGGGGGTTGAGATCGGCGAGATGGACTCCTTCTCCAAGGCGGACGTGACCAGCGTAAAGACGGCCATCACCAGGCGAGTCGACAAGTTCAGAGCGCCCTACGACCGCGTCCCTCGCTCGTACAGGCGCGAGTGCGTACTCACCGGCACGACCAATGAACATCAGTACCTGCGCGATCCGACGGGTGGCAGGCGCTTCCTGCCGGTCAGGACGGAGGGGCAGGTTCGCATCGACTTGATTACCGAACAGCGCGACCAGCTGTGGGCTGAGGCCGTCCAGCTATTCGAGGGTGGCTTCGACTTCTGGGTGCTGCCCGAGGACGCCAAGGAAGAGCAGGCCGCGCGGTACGTCGGCGACAGCTGGGAGGGCAGGGTGGAAGCGTGGGTGGAGATGCGAGCCGATCCGTCCAAGTATCCAACACGCCTGCAAATGGCTACGAGGCTCGGCTGGGCGACCACCGATGACCTGTTGACCTTTGCGATAGGGCTGGATGCCGGCAAGCACGGGAGGCCTGAGCAGATGCGTGTGGCGGCAATCATGAAAACGCTGGGGTGGGAGAGCGCGAGGCGGCGCTGGCCCGAGGGTGGCCGCGAGCCCCGATGGTTTCGGGTCGGCGAATCTGTCGATGACTGGATGGCGAGCGCCAGCCAAGGCAAGGCGAGCGGCAGCCAGGGCCAGCATGCGGAGGTGGGCGATGGCCCTGACTTCTGACCAGACCTCGGCAGGATTGTCCGGACCTGTCCCAACCATTGACCAGACCTTGCCCCTTGCAACGCAAGGCCGTCCCGACCGTCCAGACCTTTTCGCGCGCGTGTACATGGAAGACCACCCCATCAAACCAATCTCAAAATCTCTCAACAGGTATGGACAGTCTGGACAGTTAGGACAACTCAACAACCCCAAGGGTTCGCGGTGTCCAGACCTTGCCTCTATGGTCTGGACGGTGAGGACGGGCGGGGTGTTCCACGCGAATCCACGACCGGCCAAGGCGGCGGCCGGCGCCCCGGCCCGTCGACAGGCCCCCTCGGCGCGGGTCCTCCTGGCCCGTGGGGATTGCGGGCCACCAAGCGCGCGATGCTCGAACGTGTTTCGGGTTCTGAGTTTGGTTCCGATGGAACTAGGGGGTTCCGCGTGAGTTCCGAAATGGACCTGATGACCGTTGCCCAGTACGCGGAGCACCGTGGGGTCAGCGATTCGTACATTCGCCGCATGCGCCGCGAGGGCAAGTTGGTCTGCGACGGCAAGGCGATCCGCGTCCTGGCCAGCGACACCCTGCTGAATGACCTGACTCACCCGCTTCGCGGCGGCGATCGCACGCCCGGCGCGGAAAGCCCGGCTGCCGCCACTGCTGGCGGCCTTTCCGCCTCCGACGGGCCGAGTGTGCAGGAGGCTGTGCGTCGCGAACGGCTGGCGCGGGCGCGGTTGGCAGAGCTGGAGCTGGGCGAGGAACTCAACGAACTGACGCGCACGAAGGGTGTGGAGCGTGCTGTGTTCACCCTGGTGCGCCAGGCGCTCAACAGCATGATGAACCTGCCGAGCAGGCTGCGGTCGCAGCTGGCCGCAGAGAGCGAGCCGCGCAAGGTAGAGGCGATGCTGGAGGATGAGATTCGCAAGATCGCCGAGAAGATGCAGAAGGACGCCCAGGCGCTAATTACCGGTGCCCCGGCTGAGGCGGCTCCGCTGCGGCAGGCCGCTGAATGAGCCTCGACCTGATTGCGCATGATGTGGTGCTCGCAGATCCGCAGAGGGTCGTTTGCTCCGCTTGGGAGAAAGCCTGGACGTTGCCGCCGCGGCAGACGGTCAGCGAGTGGGCCGATGCGAATCGGATCATCGCCAAGGGCGCGGGCGCCGAGCCCGGTGAGTGGCGTACGGCTCGAAACCCGATCCTCCGCGAGATCATGGATTGCCTGAGCGACCATTCGCCGATCCGCATCGTCGACTTCATGAAGTCAGCCCAGATTGGTGCCACTGAGATCGGCATCAACTGGACCGGGTACGTGGTTGATCGCGGCTCAGATTCGATGATCGTGGCCCAGCCGGTGAAAGACCTCGCCCGCAGCTGGGTGCTGTCGAAGTTCGATCCGGCGGTCCAAGAAATGCCCGAGCTGCGCGCCAAGTTCGCTACAGACAACACCTTGGAGAAGCACTTCCCCGGTGGCACGCTGTGGGCGATTTGGGCCAACTCCAGCAACCAGCTGCGCCAGCGCACCGCTCGCTACATCTTCATGGATGAGGTGGACGAATACCCGAAGGACCTGGGCGGGCAGGGGCCTGCCGATCAGCAGCTGGAGGCGCGCGCCAGCTCCTACGGCGACCGCGGCAAGGTCTATCGTGCCTGCACCCCAACGATCGCAGGCGCCAGCGCCATTGAGGCCGGCTACCAGGCGGGGGACATGTGCGTCTACGTGGTTCAGTGTCCCGAATGTGGCGGTGAGCAGACGCTCGACGTGGAGCGCCTGCAGCCGGATGGGACGTTTGCCTGCGAGGTGAGCGGCTGCGTGATCCACGAGCATCACAAGGACACGATGCTGGCCGAGCAGGGATTTGGAGGGACCGCGTACTGGAAGCCGACGAATCCGGCGGCCGACCCCTATCACCGCAGCTTCCACGCATGGGCTGCTTATGCGCCCTTGGGTCTGGGGCCGTCATGGAAAGATCTGGCTGACGCGAAGGCAGAGGCCGATCGCGATCCGAACAAGATGGCTGGCTTCTACAACCTCAAGCTGGGTCTCCCCTTCGAAGGCGAGCGGCAGCAGCAGGATTCTGAGGAGGTCGCGAAACTGGCCGAGCCGGGTGTGCACCGTGGCATCGTGCCGCCTGGTGGATTGGTGCTCACGGCGGGCGTCGATTTCCAGCATGACCGGGCTGAGATCCAAGTGGTTGCAACAGGGCGCGGCCAGCGACGCTGGGTGGTGGACTACGCGGTAATCGACTTGGACCCAACGATCTTGGAAACGTATGACGCGCTGGATGAATACCTGAAGGGAACGTGGCGCACAGCGAAAGGGATTGAGATGGGAATTTCTGCGGCAGCGCTGGACGGCGGCAACTGGACGGAGACCGTGGCGCAGTTCGTCAAGAAGGTGGTCGGCAATTCTGGCTCCAACCGAATGATCGAGACGCCGCTTGGCTTCATCAAGCAGGCCGTCTACTTGGTGCGTGGTCGCGCGGAGAAGAAATCGGACCGCGCCGTCTACCGCCCGGCCAAAACCGAGGTCAACAACCGTGAAAAGACCGTGGCGCGCAGCATTGGTGTGTGGGGTGTCGGCACGTCCGTGCTCAAGCACATGGTCTACGGTTGGCTGACGGCCGCGCTGGGCGCAAAGGATGAGGCGGAGCGGGAGGGTGCAGACGAAAACCTCTCGGTGCGTATGCTGCGCTTCCCTGGCGGCCGTGGCGATGAAGTGCACGATCCGCTTAACCCGGATCCGGGTGCGTTGCCGGCCCGCTACTTCAAGGGCTTGACGGTGGAGTACTTCGATCAGGACGCGGGTGCATGGATCAAGCCGAAGGGAGCAAGGAACGAAGAGCTGGATACCGTCGTCTATGCCATCTGGGCTTCGCTCGCCCCAGCGGTAAAAGCGGACGTGATTCGCGACTCGCAATGGGCTTCGCTTGAGGAGCAGTACCACCCGGTGTCACATGGGCTGTTTGACCAGCCTTCGGATTCCCGTGAAACATTGGTGCCCGGTTCTACGCCTGTGGCGCCGGTCAAGCCGCAAGCGCCTGCGGCTCCGCCGCGCTCGGCAGGCATCGCGGCGCGCGATGGATGGGGGTTCTGATGGCCCGTCGTAAGGAAACAGAAGAGCAGCTGCGCGCGCGCATCTTGGGCAAGATGCGCGAGGACATCGGGATCAGCGAGGCTATGGCGCGACCGTTCGTGGAATCAGTGATGCGTTGCTTCGCAGGTGAACAGCCCTATTTTCCCGCCGCCCAGCGAAGCTACCCAGTGGCTCTGATCAAGAGCGCATTGGAGCGTGGGAATTCAGTGAAAAAAGTGATGGCTGAGTTTGAGGTATCGCGCTCAAAGCTGCATGAGCTGTTCCCTGGAGGGCTTCCGAAGCCCTCAAATGCGGGCGTGTCCACGGTTTCAGTGAAAGTGGAGACAAATTAGTTTTTAGGCCCTTTAAAAACAGTTAGTTACATGAGGGGGTGTCCACGACTTTGTTTAGTTCGTGGACACCGACATCCCTAGCCTATGCAGCATGACAACTGCACAGCAAATGCTCGAACACTACGCACAGGCGGAGATCGCTGTGCTGAAGGGCCAGAGCGTTCGCTTCGGTGAGCGGCAGCTGACGCACGCTGACCTGGCAGAAATTCGAAAAGGCCGCGCTGAGTGGCAGGCGGTTGTTGACCGTGAGGCAAACGGGGGCCGCCGCCGTCGGGCGGGCTGGGCTACAGCGGACTTTGGCGGTTCCACCTGATGGCATCCGCATCGATCGCCCGCCAGCGCTTGCTGACCATCACAGCCGAAGATCGCGCACCACGCACCCTGGCGGCGGCCCCCGTTGAAGCCCGTGCCCACGAGGTGACCCGTCCGTCGCGCAGCCGGAAGCTCGCCCGTGACTGGGGTAGTGGCGGCGCCATTGCTGGCATGGATGCCCGACAGCTGAGGGACCAAGCACGGCACCTCGAGCGTGATCTGGACTTGGCCGACAATGCCCTGAACGTCCTGGTGCAGAACACGGTCGGGTCTGGGATTGATGTCCTTGCTTCCCCGCGCTTGCCGGGCCAAGCGATCAACCGCGACCTGGCACTGCAGCTCGATGATCTGTGGGACGAATGGTGGGACCGTCCGGAGGTCACTCAGACGCACGACTACGGTGCATGTCAGCAGCTGCTGGCACGGAGCTGGTTTCGCGATGGCGATGTGTTCTATCAGGACCTGATCGGCTTCGTGCCGGGATTGGCGCATGGCAGTGTCGTCCCCTACAGCATCGAGATGCTGGAGGCGGATCTGGTGCCTCTTGAGTTCAGCGACCCATCCCGAAACATCCTGCAGGGCGTCGAGAGAAACGCCTGGGGCCGCCCTGTCGCATTCCATGTCTACAAGCAGCACCCGGGTGATCCCTTCGGTAACCGGCTTGAGACGAAGCGGGTCTCTGCAGACTTCATGCATTGCATCGCCAACCTGAGCCGGCTGCACCAGGTGCGCGGGCTCAGCGTGTTCGCCAGTTCCATGTCGCGCTTCGAGGATGTGAAGGACTACGAAGAGTCGGAGCGGATTGCGGCCAAGGTTGCTGCGTCGATGACCTTCCAGATCAAGAAGGGCGAGGGCAGCATGTTCGGCGGCGCTGACGGGCTCGGTGGTCGTGTGCTGATGCAGGAGGGTGCTCCGGTTCGCGAACTCCGCATGGCACCTGGCGCGATCTTTGACGATCTGCTGCCTGGCGAATCGATTGAGAGCCTCAGCTCCGATCGGCCCAACCCGAACGCCGCGACCTGGCGCAAAGAGCAGTTGCGCGCCGCCGCCGGCGGTATCGGTGTGAGTTATTCCAGCCTCTCGCTGGACTACAACGGCACGTACTCGGCTCAGCGACAGGAGCTGGTGGAGAAGTGGGGCAGCTACCTAATGCTCGCCGAGCGTTTCATCGCGATGAGCATTCGCCCACAGCGGCAGCGCTTCATTGAAGCATGCGTACTGGCAGGCAAGGTCAAGTTGCCGCGTGGCTGGACGCTGCGCCACTTGGCCGCGTCCACCTACGTGCGGCCTGTCATGCCGTGGATCGACCCGCTGAAAGAAGCCTATGCCAAGGGTGAGGCCGAGGACCGGGGCTGGGTCAGCCCGCAGCAGAACATCCTGCAGTACGGAAACAACCCGACCGACGTGCTGCGCCAGCGAGAAGACTGGCAGCAGCAGGCCGCCGAAATCGCGCCGACGGCGCCCAATACCAGCGCAGAGGCCCGGGCACAGGTGCTCGGCTCGCTGACGCGCGATCTTTCCAGGAGCGAATGACCATGCGTGGAGTGAGCCTGTTGGCAAGCGCCATCAACCTTTCCATCACCGCCGACGCTGGCTCGGATTGCCAGCTGGGGCCGTGCCTCTTCCAGGTGCACGCCGAGGCTGACACTGCCGAAGTCATGATCTATGGCGCCATCGGCGGGTACCTCTTCGAGGAATCGGTGTCCGCCCTGGATCTGGTGGAGCGCATCGGGCAGATCACCGCCTCGACCATCCACGTCCGCCTGAATAGCGTTGGTGGCGTCGTCACCGACGGTATGGCGATCTACAACGCCCTGAAGTCCCATTCGGCCCGCATCGTGGTGACCGTTGAGGGTCAGGCCGCTTCCATTGCGTCGCTGGTCCTCCAAGCGGGCGATGAGCGCCGCGTCTTCGCCAGCTCGCTGGTCATGGTGCATGGGCCGCGCACCGTCGCGGCTGGCACCGCCACGACCTTCCGTCAGAACGCTGAGGCATTGGACGCCCATGCGGCAGCGATGCTTGAGGCATATGCCTCTCGCTCGGGCCGACGTGAGGACATGGAACGGCTGCTCACCGACGACGCCGATCACTGGTACTCGGGTCCGCAGGCGATCGAGGCCGGCCTGGCCGACGTGGTGGTGGATGCCGATCCCGGTGCCAGCGCCCGCTGGCAGGCCGCCTCGGCAGTCGCCGTTACCGGCTATCTCCAAGCAATCGAGGGGGCTGGTGCGCCGGTGACCGCCCAGCTGCGTCGCCACATCGTTGCCAGCCTCTCCCCGCAAACCTTCGCCTCACTCCCTGAGGTAAGCCAGTCGGCCGTGATCGGCCATATCGAGGATCCCACCATGAAACAGCAGTACGCCACCATCCTCGCCAGTGCCGGTCTCGCGACCGCCGCAGCGGCGGGCAATACCGCAACTCCGGCCGTAGCTCCCGCCGCTCCCGCTCCCGCTGCCCCGGCGTCGGCGCCCGTCACGGCCGCCGCTCCTGCGGCAGATCCGGTAGTGGCAGCGATGACCGCGCTGCGGACGCGCAACACCGAGATTCAGGCGATTGCGCAGTCGCACATGGGTATCCCGGCCGTGGCCGAGTACGTCAACGGCATCATCGCCGCGGCAGACGTCAGTGTGACCGCCGACAATGCCGGCCGCCACATTCTGGCGCTGCTGGGCTCCAACGGCCAGCCGCTCAACGGAAACGCTGGAATCGTTCCGGGCGGTGATCAGCGCGACCTGACCCGGGCCGCTATGTCGAACGCCATTGAGGCCCGCGCCGGCCTGGTGCAGGCCACCGATGGCAATCCCTTCCGTGGCATGACCATGGGCGAAATCGCGCGTGCATGCGTCCAGGCCACCGGCACGAACGTGAATGGCATGGATCGCATGCAGATCGTGGGCATGGCTTTCACGCACAGCACCTCGGACTTCCCGGCACTGCTGGGCGACGCCTCGCGCCGCGCAGTGGCGCAGGGCTACCAGGAGGCCGAGGAGAACTTCGACCAGTTCACCCGCGCGGTGAACGTGCCGGACTTCAAGCCGACCAATCTGGTGGGTCTGGGTGCGTTCTCGGATCTGGACATCGTGCCGGAGGGTAGCGCATACAAGCAGGGCACCTTCAGCGAACAGTCGCAGGCGATGAAGATCGTCACCTACGGCAAGCTGTTCACCATCACCCGCCAGGCCATCATCAACGACGACCTGGGCATCTTCAGCGATGTGCCCCGCAAGATGGGCCAAGCTGCCCGCCGGACGCTGGCGAAGGCCGTTTTCGACCTGATCAACAGCAACCCCCGCTTGGCCGACGGCAAGCTGCTTTTCAGCGCGGACCACGGCAACGTGCTGCCTGCCGCGCTGATCAGCACGGACAGTGTCGGTGCTATGCAGGCCGCAATGCGTCTCCAGAAGGATAAAGACGACAATCTGATCCAAGTGCCGATGAAGGGCCTGCTGACGCCGGTGGCACTGAATCTGCGTGCCCGCGCCGTGCGTGACTCCGAGTACGCCGTTGGTGCCGGTGTCGGTGAGAAAGAGCCGAACACCGTGCGCAACACCTTCGAGGTGTGGGACCACGGTCGCCTGGACCAGAAGGATCCCAAGGCGTGGTACGGCCTGGCAAACCCCGCGTTCGTTGACGGAATCGTCGTCGGCTATTTGGACGGAAATCAGGCCCCGTACCTGGAGCAGGAGCAAGGCTTCACGGTTGATGGCGTGGCCTGGAAGGTCCGTCTCGACGCCGCGCCGGCGATCGCCGACTACCGCGGCATCTACAAGAATCCGGGTAACCCGGCCTAAGCGTCCACCACCTTTGAGCGCGGCCGGGTAACCGGCCGGTGCTCAAACGATGCCCCTTTCGATTTGAGGAAACAGTCATGAAGAACGCACATCAGGACGGCCGCGTGCTGGACGTGGTGCTGGACAAGGCGGTCAAGAGCGGCGGTGTCGTCGCGAAGGGCAAGCGGTTCGGTGTCGCCGTCACCGACGGCGGTATCGGCGATCGCATCGCGGTCCACGTGGAGGGCGTCTTCCGCCTTCCGAAACTGGCGGCCGCAGTCGTTGCCGACGGCGCGGCGGTCAACTGGTCCAGCGCTGACGAGCGGGTGATCGTCGCAGACGGCGGCGCCACAGACTTCAACGGCTTCGGCTACGCCGTGGAGCCGGCAGCAAACGGTGACGCTGAGGTGCTGGTTCGCCTGACGCCGGGCACCGCAGCGGCCGGTACCGGCGGCGCATAAGGGTTAGCCCACCACCGCACACAGTGCCCGGGTGGCGTGTGCGGTGGTGGAGCTTCTACGAACACAGGGGGATCGATGAGCACCACTGATGCAAATGCCCAGCTCGACCGGGCCATGAACGGCAAGTTTGCGTCTGTGGCACTCAAGGTCGCCATCTTCGCGCTGCCTTTCGTGCTGTCGGTGGCGGGCGGGGCAGTGAGCTGGATGCTCAACGACATCCGCACCATCCAGGCGGAGCAGGGCAAGGGTCTCCAGCAGGTAACCAGCGACGTGCAGGTGGTCAACGCGAAGCTGGACAACGGGGTGATCTGGCGGATCGCCGAGCTGGAGCGTCGTCTCAATACCGTGGAACAGGCACAGAAAACACCATGAATCGCATTCTCTCCTTCTTCAGCCGCTGGCAGGAGTTCATCGTCTGGCTGCCGGTCCTGATCTTCCTGGCGCTGCTCGGCTGGATCCTGCTGGGGGCGCTCGACCGCACCATCGGCGGCGACGTGTTGGCGCAGCTGCTGCAGCTGCCGATCTCCGCTGCCTACCTTGCGACCGCCTGCGCGGCTTCCTGGCTGTTCAAGCGCACGTATCTGTTCGACCTCAACGACAAGGAAGAGCAGCGCCTTCACGATGCGGCCTGCAGCGGCGATGCTTCGGCGTGGCGAGTGCTACTGCTGGATCGCGCTGAATGGCTGTGTCTGGTCGGTCTGTTCGTTGCCTTCTTCTGGATCGCCCGATGATCGCCCGCCGCGTTCTCTCTGCCCTGCTGGTCGCCGTGCTCACCGCTTGCGGCCAGGCCCCGGTGGCAGCGTCCGTGCCGGCCCCTGCTGACGCGCCGGCAGCAGCCGTGGCTGAGGCGCGCTCAGAGGTGGCCGACGCTGCTGCCCCGGTGGTTGAATCAGCCCAAGAGTCGGCCGCAGGTGCAGTGATGCCGGTGGTTGTGGCTCTGCAGGAAGCCGTGCAGCAGGTGCTGCCACCGGCGGCCAACGTCCCCCGGGTGTCGGTCATCTCGCCGGCTGCTGTTGCGCTGATTGTCCGTTGGGAGGTTGGCAGCCAGGCGCTGTACACGCGGCGCTATGAGGCGCCCATCTGGCCGGGTGGCGCATCAGGCGTCACTTGGGGCATCGGCTACGACGGCGGCCATCAGACCCGCCAGCAGATCGGCTTGGACTGGTCCGCCCTGGCCGCGGCCTCCCGCCTCCAAGCGACCGCTGGGATCACCGGGCCTTCCGCGCAACCCGTCGTGCGGGATCTACGCGACGTGCGCGTTCCGTTCGGGCTGGCGAGTGACGTGTTCGGCATGGCCTCGCTTCCGCGCTATTACGCCAGTGCGCGGCGAGCGTTCGGTGCTGACGGGTTCGATGCTCTTCCCGCCGACGCCCGCGGTGCACTGGTCTCCGTGGTCTACAACCGCGGTGCCTCGATGACCGGTCCGGCGCGCGCGGAGATGCGTGCAATCCGCGACGTGTGCCTACCCGGCGCGGACGTGCATTGCGTCGCGGGCCAGATTCGCCAGATGTGCCGGTTGTGGCGTGGCACCAACCTGGAGGAGGGCCTCTGCGGTCGTCGCGAGGACGAAGCCGGCCTGACGGAGCGTGCGCGATGAAGCTGCCCTCTGTGGTCACGGTGAAGCCGCTCTTGTGGGTGATCGGGGTTCTCGCCCTGGTGGTCATCGCTCTGTCCGTCTGCCTTGTGGTCGTGCGGGCAAATGCCCGCGCTGCCGGTGCCACGTATGAAGGCGCTTCGGCTGCCTGTGCAGCGCAGAAGGAAGGCGCCACTACGCGCGTGAAGGAGTTGGCCTCGGCCAACGCCGGCTACGGCCGCACCGTTGGCGTCCTCCAGGCCGAGCTGGCGTTGGCGCAGAACCAGGCGGCCACGCTCAAGCGGCAGAGCGACAGCGCGGTAGCCGCAGCCGAGGCCCGCGAGGCGGATGCCAACCAGACGTTGAAGCAGTTCATGAATCGCTATGCCGGCCAAGCGCGTGAGACGCGCTGTGCGCTGGCCCTGACCGAGGTGGAAGCATCATGCCCAGCATTCTCCGGTTACTGACCGTCGCGGCGCTCGCCGCCGTGCTTGCCGCGTGTGGGCAGACGAAGCCTGATGCAGGCCCGGCGCAGTGCGCGGTGACCCCTGAGCCTGTGGTGGTGGAGCGGCGCGTATATGTGACGATTCCGGCCGCGCTTACCCGCACCGAGGCTGTTCCCGAAGGCCCGATCGCGCAGTGCTTTGATGTTGCTGCCCAGCGGCGAGCCGTCATTGAGCGCCTCAATGGACGTGCCGAGCAGGTGCGCGCCATCCAAGGCACTGAGGTGAAGCCGTGAGCGCGCTGCTGGCATTCGCGGTCGTCGTGCTGTGCCTCGTGCTGGCGCTGTGCGTCACCAGTCGCCGTGAGGATCGCCGGTAATGAGCCAGCGCCAATTTCTCGCCGACCTGGACGCCGGATTGCATGCAAGCTTCGCTGCGGCGGGCATGGCTGATGTCGCTAGGTACACGCCCTCATCTGGGGAGGCGGCGGTTCCTTGCCAGGTCTACGTTACCCGCGACGTAGAGACGATCGGCAATCTCCGTCAGTTCAAGGCCCATAGCGTTGAGGTCGACTACGTTCTCGGCAGTCTGGTGAGTGCTGGCGTCACGCCGGCACAGAAGGGCCGCTTGGCAGTGGACGGCGATCTGTATGAGAACGCCACTGAAATCTCGAACGACGGCTCGATGAGCCGCTGGAAGGTGCGCCGTGTCCAGCCCTGATATTGATGACCCGGTGAGCTGGAAGCTGGTGGAGTTCCTTGCTGGCCGTGTTCGCTTGATTACGAAAGCAGCCGGGTATCGAACGGACATCGGCCTGGGTGTCGTAATGACGGACGACTCTGACGTGCCCGAGGACTATGAGGGGCCCGCAACCATCGTTGAGGTGGATCGCATCAGTGGCACCAGTTCGGGTCGCGCCCAGGCGTCCTCGGACGTTGGAGTCGTAATCGAGTTCAGCGTTCCGCGCGGAGGCGACCACGAGAATCCGCGCCGTCTGGTCCATTGCGCCAGGGCGGACCTTCGGAAAGCGCTGGTCTTCGATACCCGTGATCTGCCTAAGGGCGTCACCTCCTTCGAAGTGACCGAAGCAAACCTGACCACCGTCGGCGACGACAACGGCCACTCAAGTGTTGTCGCTCAGATCACCGCACGGGCCGGTCTGACCGAACTGTTCTAGCCCGTGACCATTCCCTAGGAGACTCCAAATGGCCCAACAGCCCAAGGTCCGTAAGTATGCAGGTGATCTGCGTTTCTATGAGATCGGCACCGGCGCCGATCGCATTCCGCTGATCCCCGACCCCGACGATAGGTTCGGCAACAAGCCACTCGAACAGAGTTCGCTGACGTTCGGCTATGAGGCCGGCGACACGACCGAAGTCAAGAGCAAGCGCCGGGACGACCGCTATGGTCAGATCATCCACCGCGATGCCAATCCGGGTACCACGAACGTGACCATCGGCGCACTGGAAGTGCCGGTCGGTTTCTTGGCTCGCATGCTGTATGGCAGCGCAGTCACGACCACGGTTGCTGAAGGTGTCGAAACCGACCAGCCGGTGACGATTCATAGCAAGGATACGCCCGTCGATCTCGGGCACCGATTCGTGCTGGCTGTCCCGGCGCCGGTCGTGAAGAAGGGCAGTGCCACGCTGGAGAAGGACGTCGACTACACCATCGACAACCGCCAGGGCCTGTTGATTCCCAAGGCGGGCGGCGACATCGCGCACGGCGATGTGCTAACGCTGAGCTACAGCTACGACGGGTACCTGGAGACGGCGATCAACGGCGGTGCGGTCCCCAGCAAGTCCTTCATGATCCTGGGTGACGTGCAGGATCGTATCGGTGGCGATGAAGGCCTGCTGCGAATCCCGCAGGTTGACCTCACCGTGGATGGCGACGTTGACTGGTTCAGTGATGAACCGATCCAGCTGACGCTGACCGGTCCGGCAGTGTTCCGCTCGGAAGAGTCCGCGCTGTACACCTTCAAGGTGTACGAGCAGAAGGTCGGTTGATGCGGCAGAGGGCTGCTCCCAGTCCTCCGTGGTCGGCGCCTGAGATGGCGCCGACCACCTTTGTGTGGGGGTTCTGAGCTATGGGTAGGTTCGCCAGTCTAGACCGACGCATGAATGCCGCTGCTTTGGCTCGCATTGCTGCCCAAGTGAACGGTGTAAGTGCTGCGGCGATCGCAAAGGCCGACGCTCGTTCAGCCATTTCTGTGCGACGGCGGTTCGAGCCGGCGGCAAAAAGGGCCCTTCGTGAGATTTACTACGTACGCGTCAGCGATCTGACCGGGCGCTTCACTGTGCGCACCGGTGCGGATGAAAACGGTGAGTACATCTCGCTGAATGCCTCGACAAAAAAGCTGCCGCTGTTCGGGTTCTTTGGTCACTGGGGCGGCCGAAAGACCGTCGGCGCAACCGCGCAGATCCAGAAGGGCGCACGCAAGGTTTACAAGTCGGCCTTCATTGCCAAGGTTGGTGGCCAGCGTCGCATGGTCGTGCGTCAGTTCTCGCGTGACGCCACTGCGGCGTCCGGGCGTGATGGCCGCCGCAAGCTCTTGACTCTCACTGGTCCGAGCGCATTCCAGATGGTGATGGGCCAGGGCGATGTGGTCGCTAAACGCCTGGCTCGTGAAATGAACGCGTACCGCGGCAGCGAGCTCATTCGGCAGCTCAAACTTGCAAGGCAAAGGAAACGTTGATGGCGAACAATGCGGCATTCGAGGAAGCGCTGCGGCTGGTCCTTGAGACCAGCGGCACCGAGGGCGTGGACGAACTGCGCTTGGCGCTTGCTGAGATGGGCGTGGCCTCCGACGCTGCGGTTGCCGACACCGGGAAGCTGGTGGACAAGCTGGCCGAGCTCAACGCTACAGCCGAGAAAGCCGAAGCGTTCGACGGCTTGCTTGAGACCTTGGGTGACCTGGAGACGCGCTTTGATGCCAATCAGAAGGCGGCGTATCAGCTCTCTTTGCAGATCGCTGAAACGGCCGCCCCGTCAAAGGAGCTGCTCAATGCGCAGAGAAGCCTGCGTGCTGAGGGTGACAAGCTCAAGGAATCGCTGAACAAACAGTGGGAGGCCGCGGCAAAAGCTGAGGACAGCCTCAGCGACCTCGGGGTCAACACCACCCAGCTGGCCGCCAGCCAACAGCGCCTCCGCGAGGAAGCATCGAAGATCGCCTCGGCCTTTGCCGATCAGGCCCGGGCCGCTGCCCAGGCTGCGGATGAAACGCGCCGGCGCAACCAGCAGATTCAGGAAGGCGACGACAGGTTCCGGGCGCAGGCCAAGGCCAGCACCTCCGCCGCCGAATCGCTGAAAGCCTACCGCGAGCGCGCCGGCGAGGCAGCACGGGAGACGGCTGAGCTGGGTGCCTCGGCGTCCGTGACCACCAGCATCCTCAACAAGCTCAAGGGCATTGCCGCGACCGCGCTGGGCTTCATCGGCTTTGGCAAGGTCGTTGATGGCATCAAGGACATCATCAAGGAAGGCAGCGACGCGGAGCAGGAGCTCGGGCAGCTGGAGGCGGCTCTGGCCGCAACCGGCCGGCAGGGTGAATTCACCGCAGCCCAGCTTGCCCGGATGCGCAAGCAGCTGCAGGGTGGCCTGTTCGATGACGGCCAGATTTCAGCGGCTCAGGTTCGCCTGCTGTCCTATACCAACATCGTCGGCGAGCAGTTCCCGGCGGCCATGCAAATCACCATCGACCAGGCCCAGCGCTTGGGGATGAGCCTGGAAGCCTCGGCGGAGGTGGTGGGCAAGGCCCTGCAGACGCCTTCCAAGGCGATGGAGTCGCTGAGCAAGCAGGGCTTCACTCTGGATGACAGCCAGAAGCAGCTGATCAAGCAGATGGAGGCCACCGGCCGAGTCGCAGAAGCTCAGGCGATCATCCTTGACCTGCTGACCGAGTCCTATGGTGGCGCAGCAGCAGCGGCCAAGGTGGGTACGATCGCCGGCCTGTGGAAGGAAGCCACCGAGCGGTTCAAGGACTGGAAGCAAGAGGTCGCCGACCAAGGTGTGCTGGCCTACTTCAAGGGTCAGCTGACCGACATGCTCGCCACGGTTGACCGGCTTGCCAAGGACGGCACGCTCACTCGCTGGGCAAAGCAGACCTCCGACGCGATCATCACCATGGCCGAGGCGGCCAAGGGCGCAACCACTTGGGTCGTGGAGCACGGCAGCGCGCTGGTGACGCTCGGCAGGGTGTATGCGACCTTCTCGATCATCAAGCTGATCGCGCAGTTCAACACCTGGCGCGTCACGCTGGCTGCGACCACACGCGCTCAGTGGGCCAACGCTGCCGCTATGGATGCGACCGGCAAGGGCGCAGTGACGCTCGGCAATGTGCTGAAGGCGATGCCGAAGGCTCTGCTGATCACGGTGGGGCTTGTGGGTCTGGAAGTGGCCCTGAAGGGTCTGCGTTCGATGGGCCAAGCTCTGGGTGAGGAGCTGGGTAAGAACAGCGCGGCCAGCAAGCATGCGGGCGAGGTCAGCCGGCAGCTGCGCGAGGTGATGTACCAGGAAGCCGTTGCGCGGAAGGAGGCGGCCAATTCGTTCATCGAGTACCGCGATACTGCGGTCAGGACGTCGGCCGAAGTTGCCGCGCTGGCTGATGCTGAGCGGCAGTCCTACAAGGACAGGCTGGACGGCCTGAAGGAATACCTGGCAGGGCAGCTCGGCTTCTTGGTCCGGATGGAGGCCTTGGGCATCGCGACCGACGACCAGCTCAAGCAGCTGGAACAGGTCAAGGTGCGGCTGCGGGAGGTCAATCAAGGCTACAAGGCATTGGCCGAGGGTGCTCGGGTGGCGGGTGATGCCCTCGCGAACGGCATCGGCCCGGGCGCCCAGCTTGTGCTGGAGCAGCTGCAGGGGATCGACTCGGACGCCAAGCTGGCGGCGACCTCAATCGGTAACCTGTTCCAAAGCCTCAACTACGCTGACAGTGCTTCGCTGGAGAACGTTGGCGTGGCGCTGGCTCATATGGCGGAGCAGGGCACGGTAGCCAGCCGGAACATTCGTGACGGGCTGCTGGACGCGCTCCAGCGGCTCTCGGGTGAGGAACTGCAGCGCTTCCAGATGGCGGCGCAGACGGCGTTTGAGGCGCTCCCTGGCGCGGCAATCAACGCGTCGGCCGTGCTGCAGCAGACGCTGGTGGCTGCATTGCAGAAGCTAGGCGTCACCGCCGAAAGCGTGGGGATGAGTTTCGGTAAGACCGGGCGCGACGCGATCGCTGCGTTCGCCACGGTCACCGATAGCGCACTGTCCACCGGCGTGCAGATCGAGGCGGCGTTCAAGAGCGCCCTCGGCAACGTGTCCACCTTGGAAGAGGCCCGGACACTTGGCACTTTGCTGGAAGACGCGGGCAAGCGGGGAAAGACCGGCTTCGACCAGGCAGAGCGTTCGGCAGCGGCGCTGAATTCGCGCATCCGCGAAATCACCAATGCGATGAATCCGCTGAACGATGAGTTCGGCAAGCTGGGGATCCAGTCGCAGGCGTCTCTCAACGCGGCTCGCGACGCGGCGAAGGATGCCTTCGAGGCAATCCGTCGCGGTGCCTCTCAGGGTAAGGCCAGCATCGAAGATGTGCGCCGGGCCCTGCGCGCCTACAGCGATACCGCCCGCGCCTCGGTTGCCGACAGTGATGTTGCGGCAAGGCAGATGGTGGAAATGCAGCTGGCTCACCTGGATGCCATCTACCAGGTGAGCGATGGTCTGGATGACATGGGTCGCCGGGGTGGGGAGGCGACGCGCAAGGTGGCCGATGGTGCAGCTGGCGCAGCAAAGGAACTGGATGGTGTGGCGGCCTCGGCAAAGGGCGCCGCAGCTGCTACCGAGGCTGTAGCTGCCGCCGGCGGCAGCGCAGCCAGCAGTTTCGCGGAGGGAGCGTCCGCAGCTCATGGATTCTCGCTCTCGATGGGCGAGGTCTCCGAAAAGACATGGGAGCTGCTGGGCACGCTGGGCGGGCCGAACTCGCTGCAGCAGTTCGCCAACATCTGGAATGGTTTGTACGACCAGCGCCGCGAACTGGAGGCCTACAAGAAGGAACTGAACGGGACGCTGCAGGCATTCGACGATCTTTCCGGCAAGCGAAAGGAGCTGTCTGATCGTTTTGATCTTGTCGGGCCGGGTGAGCTGGAGAGCGTTCTTCAGGTCGAAAACCAGATCGAGAGCAAAAGGCTGGAACGTGACCAGGCGGCCAGGCGCGCTACGGAAGAGCGGTTGCGCGCCGCTGAGGCAGAGGCCAAGGCCCAAGCCGAGGCGGACGCCAAGCGTGTTGGCGACAACAAGGGGCAGGAGATCTTGGTGATCGACTGGCGCGCGCCCAGCAAGAGCGTTGAGGCCAGTGCCAGCGCCGAGGCTCGCGCGCAGGCCGAGCAGATGGCGGCGCTGGTGGCGCCGTTGGTCCTGCAGAAGATCTCGCGCAGCAGGAGCGTTTCCGTGCGCGCTGGGGGTAACCGATGAGCCGCATCTTGCTGGCAGGCATTGAACTGCCGGCCGATCTGCAATGGACTGACGAATTCACCGGCTGGCGGGTGGGGCAGGCGGTGAAGACCAGTTTGACCGGTGCCCGGATCGTGCAGGAGTCAGCGCTCCAGGCCGGCCGCCCGATCACGCTGCAGACCCAGCGCGAGGGTGCCGCCTACATCGCACCGGTGACCTTGGCCATCCTTCGCGCCCTGCAGGCGAGCGAGGACCAACCGCGCACTTCGCCGCTGGCCCTGCTGATGCCTGCTCACAACGGTGGCGACCGCTCGTTCCCGGTGGCCTGGCGGCGCACCGATGGCCCCGCCATCGAGGCCGATCCGATCCGATATGCCGTCCCCGCTTTGGACGGCGACTACTTCTCCATCACCCTTCGACTCATGACGGTGTAACCGATGACGATCTCCGCAACAGACATCAAGATGCGCCAGTCCCAGCGCCTGACCGACAACCCGGATGGCGGCGGGCGGATGGTGCAGACCGAGATCGTGGACGGGCAGATGAACAACCTGTTCCCCGATATCGGCGATGAAGAACGCACCACGGGCCGCGCCACCCTGCGCAAGCTGTTCGTGCACGTGGACACCCCGACCACCGACGTCCTCAAGGATGCGATCGGTGTGCTGGTGGACCCGCCGGCTGATCCGCGTGTCCAGGTGAGCATGTTCGCCACCGGTAGCTACAGTGACGTGCGCGCAGCCGCGCGCAATCGCGTGGAGAGCTACATAACGCGAGGCGTCGAGTCGCGCTACATCCTGCTGAGCAACCACTTCATCGGCCAGATGACGGTTCAGTTCTACTGCATGAAGGATGCATCGAGCCCTGACATCAACGACAACCTGTGCCTCACCACTACCGGTTCCGGGTACAGCCCGAATGAGCAGTACATCCGGGTGAAGGGCATTCTCTCGCGTACGACCCGTACGTTCTATGACGACACCGGCGCCTTCGAGCGCGACGTGATCGTGATTGAAACGGTCAACGCGCTGATCTATGACTTCTTCGGTCAGGAAGTCTCGCGCTACACGAGCACCAAGCCGCCGACGCGGATCTACGACACGAACGTGGTCGAAGCGACCAGCTATCACAGCGTCAAGCGGCTCACCGCAGCCGCCAAGCCTGGTGATCTTGCCGTGCAGGTGGATACCCCGTATGTGACCATCGTCCCCACGTCGACCGCTGAGACGGCCGTCAGCGACGTACTGGCAGGCTTGGGTACGATCAGCTACGTCCCATCGGGCGCGGCCGGGTCGCTCGGGCTTTCATTCTCTGCCGCGTTTCCGGCTGGTGTGCCTGCCGCTCGGTTCCTTGGGAACCCGTTGGCGGTCGGCTCGGTCAAGGTGCTGGCCGGCAGCGTGGAGCTGACCGATAACGGCACCGGTGGCTTGGTTTCGACCGTTTCCTCGCCCTGGTCCGGTTCGGTGGACTACCTGTCTGGCTCTGTCGCCTTGGCAAATGCCAACGGAGTGGGATCGACCGCGGTCACCGTTACCGCCACGCCGGCGGGTGCGATCATGGAGCAGGGATTCTCCGATGAGATCGCAGTCACCCAGAACAACCAAGGCTACAACTGGCTGTTCCAGATCGGGCCGTTGCCGGCGCCGGGCACAGTGGTTGTGGACTACCGCGCCTTGGGTAAGTGGATTCGGTTAAGCGACAACGGGCGCGGCCAGTTGACGGGCAAGCCGGGGCAGGGCAGCGGTACGGTCAGTTACGCCACCGGCGCTGTCGTGCTGACGGCTGGCGCACTCCCGGATCTCGGTAGCAGCGTAATTGTGAGCTGGGGCACGCCAATCCTTGCCGAGGCCCGGACAGGCGATATCGCAATTGCGCCCCCCGCTCTGCACTTCATGCTGGGCCAGTCCGGTGTCGTGCCGGGTACTGCCGCGTTTACAATGCGTGCAAGCGGTGTTGACGTTGTGGTATCGGACAATGGCGCGGGTGCGTTGTTGATTGGCGGCGTCGTGCGGGGGTCCATCGGGTACACCACCGGTGAGGTGATGATCCGCCCGGTAACGCTGCCTGACGCGGATAGTCGGCTTGCTTGCTCCTATGAGTACGGGCAGGCGCTAAGTGGCACAGCGCAGCCAGTCCCTGATGGATCCGGTGTCGTCGCTTTCCTCGTGCCCGCCGGTCCCGTTCGTGCTGGTTCGCTGGCAGTGGACTGGATGATCTCAGTGGATGCCGGCTCGGACGGCATGCCGAGCACGCCGCACACGATGCGGGTGCTCGCCAAAGACGATGGTGCGGGGAACATCGTTGCAACCTCCGTCGGCGGTCAAGCGGCCTCCAACCTGCTTGGCTCGATCAACTACACAACCGGTGCGATAAACCTGCAGGCAGGCCGCTTCACGGTTCACCAGGTGTCGATCCCGACCTATGCCCGGGTGGATGGCCGGTGGAAGGTAAACGGATACGTCCGTCAGGACGTCGAGGCTAAGTTCTCGGCCGGCACGCTGATCTCCATGGGGTGGATGGTCGCAGGCGCTGCGCAGACCGCTGCCGACGAAACCTTGGCTCTGCCGCCGCTTCAGTTGCTGCTGACCCCGACCATTAGCGATTCAATCGTCCCGGGAAGCGTGCGATTCGCTTTCAAAGGCCGGACCTACGTCGACCGCAACGGCGGCCTGTACCACTCAATCGATACTGTGTCGGGCGCTGGCACTTATGCAGGATCCATCGATTACGCCGCGGGGGCGGCCAACCTGACGCAATGGGTTCCAGGCGGAAGCAACACCGTCCAGATCCAGTCGCTACTCACCCGCATCGCTGACCCCGGCACGGCTGCGGTGTTCTTCCGCACGCCGGGGTCGCCACTGCGCCCTGGCAATTTCACCCTCCGGGCGGTGACGTTGGATGGCATCCAGTTGAGCGTCTCGGCCGACATCAACGGCAACCTCGCCAGCTCGATGGTGCGGGGCATCGTTGACTGGGAGACCGGCGTGGTCAAGGTCCAGTTCGGTCAGATGGTACTGGCGGCTGGAAACGAAGGAGAGCCTTGGTATGACCCCGGCGCGGTGATCGGAAACCAAGTTTGGAAGCCAACGCTGGTGCTGCCTGGCTCCATCTACATCGGTGCCGTCGTATTCCGCTCGATCCCTCTGTCGGCGGTGGTTATCGGTCTGGAGTCCGTTCGGTTGCCCAGTGACGGCCGGGTGCCGGCGTTCAAGGCGGGACAGACGGTGCTGATCCATCACACTGCCAAGCATAGCGTCGCGTCGCCGTCGGCTGGCCAGACGGTCGACTTTGGGCGAGGGCGGGTCTCTCAGATCGAGGTGCGCGACAGCGCCAACAAGGCTGTGGAAAGCATCTGGTACACCGCTGATCTGGATGCAGGGACGTTTGAGTTCAGCGATCCCTTGAACCTGTCGGCATACACCCTGCCCATTGTGATCAGTGAGCGTGTCGAAGATCGCAGGCTGGTGGTTCAGCCGCAGATCACTGGCGAGATCGAGATCAATACCGGACTCACCCACGACTATCCGGTTGGCGAGGCGATGGTCAGCACGGCATTGCGTTTGGGTGAAGCCAACGGGTCTCTCGACCTGCAGGCTCGGGTTGAGAACCTCTTCGACCAAGCGGCCTGGGGGAACGTCTGGAGCGACCTGCTCATCGGAAGCGCTGCGCCCGGGACCTATAACGACACGGATTTTCCGCTCATCGTCACCAACGCGAACGCTATCACCGAACGGTGGGCGGTGCGTTTCACGTCTGCAACCCAGTTTGAGGTGATCGGGGAGACAGTCGGAACCATCACCACGGGCAATACCACCACCGACATCGCGCCGATCAACCCGCGCACCGATCAACCTTACTTCACGTTACGCCGCCAAGGCTGGGGTACTGGCTGGTCGGTGAACAACGTGGTCCGTTTCAACACGATCGGCGGATTGGCACCCATCTGGATGGTGCGAACTACGCTTCCAGGCGCGCCCGAGGGCACGGTTGATTCGACGAGGCTTCAGGTCATCGGCAATATTGCAGGAGTTGCACAATGAGCTTGACCCCAACTATCTACAGCAGTTCCGACGCGGGTGCGCCTGCGTTGTCTGGCCAAGCGGGAGCGCTGGCCGCATTGCTCGATGCCATTCTCGTTGACGGGTACGGTGCAGGGCAGAGCGCAAAGGCTCCCCTCGGTTGGACTCGTGAGTATCAGCAGGGCGGCACGCTGCGCGTGTATCGCAACAGTCCGGATACCGGAACCGGGCACTACGTGCGGATCGATGACTCGCGCCCGATCTACGCGACGGTTATCGGTTACGAGCTGATGACGAATATCGGCAGCGGAAGCGGCCAGTTTCCCCTTGCCAGTCAGCGTGCAGATGGCATCGCATGGGGCAAATCGAATGCTGCCAGTGGAGACTCGCGCGCGTGGTGGGCCATCGGGAATGAGTTTTGCTTTTACCTATTCATCGATACTCATAACGCTGGTATTGAGCAGGCTCCTGCGGTGAACTTTGCTGGGAACTTCGTACGCTCCAACGTTGCCGATGGATGGAATTTTGCAATATCCGATAGCGGAGCAACCAGCATCGCTGCGGGGGCTTACCAATCAATGCGGCTACTTTTTCTGCGGACGATTGTGGACTCCAATGCTATTGGTACGTCGACTTTGGTAATCGCAAGGGCCCAAGATGGTGGGCAATCGGTGTTGGGGGCATGTGCCAATGGAGGCCCGGTGATCCAGTCGTACGCAGGTTGGCAGGGCTTGTCGACCAGCGGGTTCCCGTATCCGGAGCCTGTTTCCGGCTCCTTACTCTATTGTCGAATCGCTGTGCTGCAGGGACCTCTACAAATTCGCGGCTTTTTGCCGGGGGTCTTTCAGTCCATGCATCACGCCGGAATTGCCGATATGCAGAGAATCGAAGACGTAGATGGGCTGCCTGATGGAACGACACTGCTCTGCAAAGTGGCGCGGGCAGGCGGTGCGACGCAATACCCGCGTGTGCTGTTCGATCTGACCAATCCGTGGTGATCCTATGACCGCTGCAATGTTTATCGGAATGATGACCAGCCGTCCAAAGGACTCCACAAAGCGTGGCTTTCTTGCTGGCAGCGCGCCTGATGGCGACGGTCAGGATGGCTTGGCAAGAATCAAGAATGTCCCTGGCGTCGTTCGTATCCAAGTCTATAACCGGGGAACCATGCAGCTAGTTGCAACCACGCGAAGCGCATCTGATGGTACGTGGAAGATCGACTACATCGATCCCACTCAGGTCTATGTTGTGATCGGATTCGATGATCGAGGGCGAGTGAACGCCGCGATTCAGGATTGGGTCCGCCCGGCGTTACTCGGCTGACCGTGGCGCGTTCTGGTGAATACACAGGGCTGAATCTCGGGCCGCTGTCGGTTCCCTCAGGGGCTTGGGTTGGGTTGAACCTGGGGATCGAGTGGGACGTCGATCCGCCTGAACCTCCTGACCCGGTGGAGCGCGGGCTGCGTTCTCTCCGATCCTTGGGATGGACCAAGGCGTCGCGGATGCAGGCGGTCACTGCCTTTGGCTGGTCGAAGGCCGTGGCCGTTACCAGGGATGCGACGACCGCGTGGCATGGTGTTGCCGAAAACCTGCGCATGGAGCTTGCAGTTCCTTGGGCTTTAGCCCCTTTGATGCAATCGGGGGCAGACCTGCGCTGGCGCGCGACGATGTCCCGGCTGCACAAGGTTGGTGCAATGCAGTGGGGGAGCTTGCCCTTGCAGCGCCGCGGGCTGCGGCTGTATTGGCAAGGTCAAGAGTCCGCCCGACACTGCGCCCGGATCCGCTGGGACGGGGCGCCAGATCTCGCGCAGAGGACGCTGGGCGCGCCATGGATAGGTGCGCTGGCGACTGTCCGAGAATCTGCAGCTGCGCGATGGGGGCATCCCGGTCTGGCGCGGCGGAATGCAGCCCTGCCTTGGGGTAGTGCGCGCCGGACTCCGTGGCTTGTTCGTTCTCCTGATACCAAACCACCTGGCCCAGATCCAGATCCGGCGTTCCCTGATGGCGAATTCATTCCGCTTTGGCTGGGTTGCGGGGTAATCGGTGTTCCGGGCCTCGTGCCGCTCAATCTCGGCGTGACCGCTTGCTACCTGGTCCGCCCGCAACGAAGGACATACGTCGTGATCAACAACGTCTCCGTGGTCCGCTTGCCGGACCGCACCCCAATCCAAGTGGAGAGCATCTCCATCTCCTCCAGCGTGGATGCTTGGGGCAGCAGCTACGACATCGAACTGGCCGACAGCGCGCAGCTCGCGCTGCTCAAGCCGACGGCGGCCGGGCCGCGCCTGATTGAAATCAACCTCAACGGCTACGTCTGGACGGCCGTCATGGAGAGCTACAGTGGCCGCCGGGAGTGGAGCCGTACTGGCGCAACCCTGGCGGGCCGGTCGCGCACTGCGTTGCTTGCCGGGCCCTACGCGCCAGGCCGGGTGAAGGCGACCACCGAAGAGCGCAGCATGGCGCAGCTGGTCGACGAAGAACTCGCCGACACGGGCTTCACCGCCAGCTATGACACCGTGGATTGGTTGGTGCCGCCGGGTGCCTGGTTCTACGACGCGCTGCCGGCGTTGGATGCCATCAGCCGTCTGGCCGAGGCCAGCGGGGCTGTGGTCCAGTCGGATCCGGCCGAGCCCACCCTGCGGGTGCGAGCGCGGTATCCGGAGAGTCCCTGGGACTGGCGCGATCGGACCCCGGCGCACGTGCTGCAGGAGGACATCATCACGAATGAGAGCCTCCAGATGCGCAGCGCGCCCCTGTACGACGCCGTCGTCGTCACCGGTGAGCTGGCGGGGAAGGGCGTCACCTGCAAGGTGCGCCGCGCTGGCGAGGCCGGCCAGCTGTTCGCTCAGCAGGTGAGCAGCCCGCTGATCAACACCGCCGGCGCCGGTGCCGAGCGGGGCCGCAACATCCTGGCGGACCGCGGCGAGCAGGCGGCCATCGATCTGGTGGTGCCCCTGTTCACCGCACCGCTGCGGCCGGGCGAGATCGGCCGGATCCTGCCGCTCGACCTGGTCGAGGTGGTGGGGGAGGAAGGCAAGTGGCACGGCCTGTGTACGGCCGTCCGGACCGAGGCGCGCATCGGCGAGAAAGCCGTCGTGATCGAGCAGACCATCACCCTTGAGAGGCACTACAGCGATGCGGACTGAACTGTGGGATCAATTCGACGGGCTGGTCAGCGCCAGCCCGCGCCTGCTGGCGACGGTCACCGCGCACAATGCGGATGGAACCAGCAGCCTGACGACCTATGACGGGGCCCAGATGCGGGCTATCGGGATTTTAGGGGGTGCGATCCCCTACAACGTTTGGGTAAAGGGGGGGAGGGTAATTGAAGCAGCGCCAAATTTGCCCATTCACGAGGTCGCCATCTAGCTGAACGCTGGGGGCAGATTGAGTAGGATAGGCCGTTCAGGAAGAATGGATGCGAACAGCGATGACTGTTAAGAAGGCTTATCACATCACGGATGTGGGGAACTTGGCGGGCATCATCGCCACCACAGGATTGGTGTCAGACGCTAGGATGCAGGGTGTCCCGTCTACGGCGATCGGATACGGTCACATCAAGGAGCGGCGGCTCAAGGAATTCAAGGTTCCTTGCGCTGTGGGCCAGCCCTTCGTGGGCGAATTCGTGCCGTTCTACTACTGCCCGCGTTCGGTGATGCTCTTCACGGTGAACAGGGGGGCTACGGGCCGACCGGAGGGTTGCCAACGGACAATCCTGCATCTTGTCACCGACACCGATATGCTTATCGCCGGGGGAAGGGAGTGGGCGATCTCTGACGGCAATGCTGGCGCCGCCCACACTTCGTTCTACAATAGCGTAAGTGCTCTTGACCAGCTGGACTGGTCCTCAATTCGAGCAACTTACTGGAGCGGTAAGCAGCATCAGAAAGCTGCTGAATTTTTGGTTAGGGATTTTGTTCCTTGGTCTGCTTTCACTGAAGTGGCCTGTTATGACGATCAAGTTGCAGTGCAAGTGACCAATATAATTCAATCTGGTGGCAGTCCGCACCGACCTTTAGTTACTGTCAAAAAAGAGTGGTACTACTGATGATTAACATTGCGCATGGAAATTTGTTGGCTGCCAATGTCGATGCATTGGTTAACACGGTGAACACCGAAGGTGTCATGGGCAAGGGGATTGCGCTTCAGTTCAAGCGTGCATATCCGCGCGTCTACGATCTCTACCGGGCTGACTGCAAGGCAGGCCGGGTGGATGTTGGCAAGATGCACGTGGTTGACTTGGGTGCCATGGGTGGTGGTGCCCGTTGGGTGATCAACTTCCCGACCAAGCGTCATTGGAAATCCAAAAGCAAGATCGAAGATATTCGATCTGGGCTAGTTGCGCTTCGTCGCGAGATCATCGATAGAGGCATCCAATCCATCGCGCTGCCACCCTTGGGCTGCGGGAATGGTGGTCTTTCGTGGAGCGAAGTGGAGCCTATGATCAAGGCCGAACTAGGTTCCTTAGAGTCAGTGAGGATTGAGTTGTTCGCGCCATCGGGGGCACCTGAGGCTGCGGCGATGCCGAATGCGACTAAGAAGCCGGATTTGACGCCAGGGTCCGCCGCCGTCGTTGCGCTGATGTCGCGCTACAAAAGCGCGATGTTAGACCCGCTGATCAGCCTGCTCGAAGTTCACAAGCTGATGTATTTCCTTCAGGAGGCCGGTGAGCCCTTGAAGTTGAAGTATGACAAAGGTTCGTTCGGCCCCTATTCGCCCACTCTGCGGCATGTTTTAAACAGGGTGGAGGGCCATTATTTGACCGGGTACGGGGATGGGCAGGATAAGCCGACTAAGCCGATCAGCTTTGTTGGAAATGCCGAGGATGAGGCGTTTGACTTCCTGGCGGAACGGTTCAGCACCCAGGCAAACATGGAGCGGGTATCCGCCCTGATTGACGGGTATGAGGATCCATATGGCCTCGAGTTACTGGGGTCCGTGCATTGGGTGATGATGCAGGACGCTGCGACCATCAACTCTGTCGAGCGAGCGATTGAGGCAGTGCACGCTTGGAACCCGCGCAAGGCTGCCTTGATGAAGCCAGATCATGTTGAACGAGCTTGGTCGAGGTTGAAGGCGCATGAGTGGGATAGATTGTCGCGAAGCGCGGTGCATTGAGCCTCTGGCGCGCCCTGTGTCCGGTAGAAGGCTTCGCTCACGCCACCTGGTCGAGTAGCCTGGCCTGGTTGTTTTTGGGGGTGTTCACCGCACGGCTGACGCGGTAGGCCTCCATCGCTGGCGGCTCGCTGGCCAGCAGCATTGCCATTGCGTCATCGGGCTCTGCAGCCATCCACTCATCGGCCTGGCCCGCCGTCAGCCACACCGGCATGCGGTCGTGGATATCGGCCGACACGCCGCTGCTGTCGCCGGTGATCACCGTGAATGTGCCCAAGTTCTCGGGATCGAGCAGGGGGCTGGTGTCTTCCCACAGGCCGGCGGCCAGCAGCGGCCCGGTCGCGTGGATGAACCACGGGTCCTTCTTGCCGTCCTCGGCGTTGACCGACCACTCGTAGTACCCGGCCATGGGGATCAGACAGCGGCGCTTCTTGAACGCCGACCGGAATGCCGGCTTGGTGGCCGCGGTCTCGATGCGCGCATTGATCGTCGAGCCCTGCAACTTCTTCGCCTTGGCCCAGAACGGCAGCAGGCCCCAGGACAGCCGCGTCACCTGCAGGCCGGTGCCGCGATCGAGGATCACGGATGCGCGCTGGGTCGGCGCCAGGTTGTAGCTCTCCGGGATCGACATCAGGTTGCCGACCAACTGGGGGAACCCCAGGGTGTCAGCGTTTCGGATTGGGGTTTGGACAAATCGGCCGCACATGACCGAACCATACCCCCTGCCAGCGGCCGGGACCTTCGCGCGGTGTGCACTCCGACGGCGGGAGGCGGCCGATCCCCACACGCGGGCGGGAACTCGACCTGTATCGCCGCGGGGTGTGCGCGGGCAATCTGTATTCGCTGGATCCGGGAGCCGCAGGCAGCTCAGCCCGGGTGATGGAGCGGCCTGAGCAGCCGCCCCGCCGGCACCGTCGCAACCCCTGAGACGCCCGGGCGTATCCTGCGGGCATGGACACCCCTGACAAGCACGATCCGCCCGACCGCCCGGACCCTACGAAGCTGGCGCCGGGCTATTCCCACCTGCTGATGCGCGACACCCGCACCCCTGAGGAACGGCTGGCCGCCTCGTTGAAGGAGTCGGCCAGGCGCAAGGGGAGGGGGCGGTCGAAGTGGTGGGAGAAGGTTGGCGACTGATGCCTTCTCTCGGCCCCTGGGGCTCCGTAATTGAGCAAGGCCCACCACTGCGATGCAACGGTTTCGGGAGTGGCGTCCGTAATTCAAAATCATACATGTGCTTGATTTGGCATGCCTTGGGCCTAGACTTTTAATCTTTTGGTCGATGGTTCGAATCCATCACGGCCCACCAATTGCATCAAAGACTTAAGGGGCGCTCTATGCGCCCTTTTTGTTGCCTCCTGAAAACACTCCTGAAAACGATGGGAGTTTTGCAGGTTCCACGAGGGGCACTTCGTGGTCGTATCGCTGCCGCATACGTTCGGATTTGTGGCCTCCGGACGCCTTGTCTTTGCTGTCGGTGATGCCGCGGTGCTTGATGCCATGGAGGGTGAAGTGCTCGCTCTCCTGCAGCAGGGAAACTCCGTCCTCATCTGGCTTCATCGCCAAGGCCATGAGCCGCTGCCAAGCTGTGTCGAGCGCCGACTTTGACAATGGCGTGCCACGCTGACTGACCACCAGGAAGCGCAGTTCCGGTCGAAGCTGCGCAGGCCTGTCATGCCGCTTCTCGGCCTCTTTCCGAAGTTTGACCAACGCGTCCCATGCGTCACGCAGCTCCGGTGTCCAGCGCGTCACGTTGTCCCGGCTTCCCTTCCGACGGTTACTCAGCACTCCGTCATCGGTTGCGTTGGCGTCGGTCAGGGTCACAGCTTCAATGCCGCGCAGGCGGCATGCGTAGGCGATGATCATCAGGTGGCCCAGGTAGGGGGCGACACTCCCCTCGGTGTGCGCCTTGCGCTCACCCCGGGCGATAGCGAAGTGCGCCACCTTGCTGAATGTCTCGGGCGTAGGCATTTTGAACTGGCCGCGTTCCTTGACCTGCGCCGCCCCGCTGGCGGGGTTGTTCTGGCACGCCCCGTGCTGCACGCCCCAAGCGAACACACGGCTCAGGTATCGCAGGAGGTGGTTCGCCTTCGATGGCATGCCGCGTACTTCGCCCCGACCCTTGGCGATCACCTCAACAATCCGCTGAATCGCTGGCACCGACAGCCTCGAGACGGCCAGCTTGTCGAGGGTCAGGCCCAGGCCGGTCTTGTATGTTCGCACTACCTGTCGCTGGTGCTCGTAGCCCTTTCTTGTGCCGGCAGACAGCTCAGCAAACTTGGTGCTCTCGTGAAACCGGTCCATTACGTAGCCCACGGTGCCGCGCGCGGCCGTGCCCGCGCGGGCTTCCATAATCGCGTGCAGGTCGGACAGGAGCGCCTTTGAACTGGCCACGGTCACAGCCTTGCGAGGAAACTCGAGCACGTACCACCGTCCGTTGCCGGAGGAATCCCAGTAGACCCCTTTCGGAATCTTGGGTTGGTCGATGTGGGCAGGGATGGTGGGGTTGTGCTTGCGTGGCCGTGGCATTACGCGATGTCCTCGGGTGAATATTGCGCTTCGACGGCACCCGGCTTCTTCAAGCCCAAGGCGACGTTGAGGGCCTGATGTGTGGTCCAGATTCCGCCGCAGCCGTCATACCGATAGGCTATACCTTCCCGATCCGCCCATGCCTCAACAGTGGCGCGGCGGGGGTTCTTGCCCGGTTGGCACATCTGCTGCAGGTCCCGGAACGTGTATATCTCGGGCAGTTTCTCAGCGGCACCCATGCGACCCCCGATCGTCTTGGTGGTGAACTCGGCCATATGCCACGGGTTCAATCGCCGCCCGCACGGCGCAATAATCAATGTGCATCGGGTACCTCTATCAACTCTTGAGACGGCGATCCGTACGATCGCCGCGATGAAAAATCAGTTCGCCAGATTCACCCACGCGGAGCTGCGCGCGTCCGCGCTGGGGTATGCCGCTGGGCTTCGGGAGCAGGCGGAAATCCATGACCTCATAGCTGGGAACCGCGCCACTGCGCGCCAACGGCGCCGCGTATCGCCGGCGCCGGGGAAAGATCGAAGCATGGCCGACCTCTTCGAAGCGCTCGCGCACCAAGTCCATTACGGCGGCAACGTCGCGGACGGTGCCGAGAAGGCGCTGCAGCAGCCGGGCGCCACACTGTTGTCCGTCTACGGCCCGAAGCTGGCGGATCACCTCCGCAACGCCCGTCACCTGGTGGTGCTGGAGGCCGCGAACATCACCCTCCGCAGCCGCGCGGATGACTGGTTGGGCGCTGTCGATGGCGGTGTGTCCAGGCACGCGCGCGCGCTGACCAGCAACAGTGGGCTTGCCGACGTGCTGGCGGAACTGGAAGAAATGCGCCGTCGATAGGCCGCTCAGGGCTCTGCTGTAGGCAAGAGTGAGGGTCATACCTTCCAGCCCTCATGCGCGGCTGCCAGCGCATGCAGTTGTCGCTCGTCCATGCTCAACGCCTTGGCGAGGGCCGAGACCTGCCATGGCTGCAACGCCCGTTTACCCCTGGCCTTCGACAGTCGCTGCCGCAGAGAATCCGGCCGCATTCCAACTACAGGCGCCAAGGCTGTGAGCGGCACGCCGATGTCCCACGCTCGAAGCTTGATTGCGCCAGCGAGCGTTTTTGGGTCGTAGCCGTGCTGACGCATCACACGTCCTTCCGCAGCCTGGTGCGGAGGTCACGGGGCGGCTGGACGGTGGCTAGGGTCGCGTATGCAACATCGCAGGGGGAGGGGCGCTTGGATTTGCGGCGGCCGCCTTGTAGGATCAAGCCGACAGCAGGAGCCGAGACATCCGAATGAGTGAGGGCAAGGTTGGACGACATGTCGAGCAGCGGTTCGACATTGATGGCCACCACTACACGGTCAGCACCATCGTTCGAGACCATGGTGTAACCGTTGAGGAAGTGACTCTCGACGACGGTGCGCGAGGGTACATTTCGGGGGTTGTTTTTGACTCGGAAGAGAGCGCGATGGAGTCCGCGCACCAACTCGCTCGAAACCTCATAGAAGGACGACGGCAGCCGATTCAGCCGAAGCCGATTCACTAGAATCACGACCAATTTAGGCACGATCCACCCCCGGCACTGCATCGCACTGCTGCTCGGCCGGGAAGCCCATCGCCTGCTCAACCAGCAGCAACGCGCGGGCGCGGCACTGGTTGAAGCCTTGGCGCCATGCTTGCCCCGGCGTCAGGTCATCGATCGAGCTGCCGAGCTGTTCACTGAGCCACTCCGGGGGAACCAGCCGGTGCAGGTCGATGCCCTGCGCGGGCGGTCCTAGGAACAGGTCCGCGCCGTCCGGAATTTTTGTTCCGTAGAAGGTTTCGGGGTAGAACCAAACCTCCGGGCTAGTGTGGCCGCCGTTCTGGCGCACCTGAGCCACCGGCACCTTCGCCCCCGGCTGGCCGGCGGCGAGGTACTGGGCGAGCGCGCACGCGAAGTCCGCAGCGAGGCGCGTGCTGATGTAGTCGGCGAAATCGTGCCGGCGCAGCTCAGTGGCGAAGAATTCGTTGACGAACCGGCGGGCGCCCTCACTGGTCCCCAGGTCTGGCGGCGCTTGTTGCCCGGTGACTTGTTGCATTCCAGTTACGGGGAGTGCAACGGTGGCAGACTGCCCGGCGAACATGCCAACCAAGCCCCTCCAGAACACGCCGAAGCGCTCGCCGTACACGTCGCGCACTTCATCGAAATCGAAGCCGATAATGTACTCGGCGACGTGCGGTGCGACCGCGGCCGGGGAGAGCGGGAACAGTACGAAGCCGAGCGGCTCATGCTGCAGGTTGATCGCCGGCACTGCGCCGTGGGCCGGGCAGGGCGATCGCAGCGAGCCATCGCCCGACGGGCAGGTGCAGGTAGGTGCGTGGGTGTTTTCAACGTCCATGCTGTTCTCCTTTCAGGGCGGCCGCGAGCGCGTCTACGCGGGCCTGCCAGTGGTTGATCGTTCGATCGCTGCTGCTGCGCAGCGTCTTGTGGTGGCCGAGAGCGGCCGCGGCGTGCACCAGGTCGGTAACGAGCCGGGTGCGTTCATCCGGGTGGAGCTGCTCGGCGCGTAGGTCGCGCACTTCGGTCTGCAGTTGTGCTGCCCGGGCCTCCGCGCTTCTGAGCCAGCCGCGGATCGTGTCTTTGGTGGGCTGCTTCATCCGCCGTGGCGGCCGCTCAGTCACCGCGTCGAGCACGAGGCGCTCATTCATGCCGGCGCCGCCTGCAGCGCGCGCAGTGCAGCGTCCAGCACCGCGCGCGGGTCATCCTCGCTGACCTCGGCGACGGTGCGCCGCTCAGGTGCCGCGCAGTGGAAGTCGGTGACGCGCCAGCCGATGTCGGCGTCGTCGCCGCCGGCCACCGGCAGAGCCAGGGGTTCCAGCGCCCAGCAGTGCTGCTGAAGCGCGCTGAGCCGCGCGCTGTCCTGGCGGAGGGCCAGCTGCTCCGCACGCCGAGCGGCCAGGTCGCCGGAGCCCTGTACGCCGCCTTCCAGCACTACCGCAAGGAAAGCCGGGTCCAGCTTCCAGCCGGCCTCGCTCGCACCGAGCAGCCGCAGCTCGTTGGCGTCGAACTCGTCCAGGCCCAGCCAGCCGATCGCGGCTTCAACGTGCTGCGGTGACAGAGGGCGGCCGTCGTGGAAGATGTCGTAGACCGTCTGGCGTTTACAGTGCCAGGGCACCATGAGGTCCTGCATGCGGCAGTGTTCTTCCCGGATGTGCCGACGCAGGACCGCGCGGACGGTCGATACCCCCAGCGGAACGCGCACAGAGCGCCCGCCGGCGCCGCGCGCGTTGTTCGGACCCTGCCGCGGCATGGGATTGATGGCAGGCATGCTCAGGCCACCTTCGAGAATTTGAAGGTGTCGGCCAGCAGGTCATACAGCTGCCCCAGCTCGCCCGACTGCAAGGCGAAGCGCGCTTCCAGTTCGGCCCGGCGGCCGTCATCGTCGGTGTCTTCCAACTGGTCCAGCGCGCCATCCAGAAAGCGCAGCTTCCGCACGACCAAGTCGTCGCCGAGGACGAAGGACAGGTGGTCATTGAGCACCAGCGCCAGCCGGGTAACCAGCTTTCCCGACTGCAGGTGCAGATCGACCTCTTCGCAGCGCAGTTCCTGATGCTGGCACTTCACGATTGCGCCGCCCTCGGCCACGTCGCGCAGCTCGCACTCTTCGCCCAGGCTCAGCCCCTCCGGCAGCTCTTCACCGGCAATCCAACCGGTGAGGATCGCCATGGGGGATACCTCGGGGTTCACGTGGAGGGCAGGGAAGCTGCCGACCGCGCTGCGCAGCTGGCTGATCATGTTCTCGCCCGTCCTGCGGCTGCTGGTGTCGACGAAAACGATGCCGCGCTGGTGATCGAGGATCAGGTCGGTGCGAGAGGTGCGGACAAAGGCGCGGGGCAGCAGCTCATGGAACAGGTCGTCCTTGAGGCGTTTGCGCTCACGTCCACCGGGCTTGCGTCCTTCCTTCTCTTCGATTTCCTCCAGCTTGTGCGCCAGCAAGTTGCTGACCACCGCGCCGGGCAGAATCTTCTCTTCCGCGCCTACAGCCAGCCACATGGCATTGTCGATGCTGTGCGACAGCAGGTCCTTCTCTTCGCGGCCGAAGGGGGAAATGAAGCCGGCCGACACCATTTCCAGCGGGCCAACCGGCTTCAACGCGGCATGCTTGAGGCCATCCTGCCAATCGAACATCGGCAGCTGGGGATAGCTGAACATCATCAAGTTGCGGAAGAACATGGCTCAGGGCTCTCGGATGACGCTGAAAATCAGCGGGTGGTCGACATGCAGATGGGACAGGCGAGGCTTGGCCCCGCGCTTCCACGCAGACTGGAAGCACTCGCCCAGCTGGATGCGCAGGCCGCGCATCGCGCCTGGGTGCGCCAGAACGGCGCGGTAGTAGCGTTCAAGGCGCTGGTCGGGGGTGATCTGGGCGGTACCGGGTAACAGCACTGCGTCGAGGCCGCGGCCCAAGAGGTGGAGGTTCCGGCTCATCCGCGCACCAGCCGTTCGCGGCGCGGCACGACCTTCTCGGATTCCTCAACCAGCGCGCGGGCAACGTCCGCCGGCGCATGCCACATCCTGTATGGGTGATATGTCGGCTTCTTCGCGCGCTGCATGGCGGCGACCTGATCGGGGGTAGGTACTGGCACAGGACGGCTCATGGCGTTGCCCTGTTGTGGACGATCCACAGGAGGTCGGAGAACTCCCGCGGCGGGTTCGGCATGGCACGCACCGCGGCGTGCGCTGCGTCAATCACTTGGTCGAACGAGCGGCCGCAGGCGCTTCGCTCGCTTGTCGAATCCCGTAACAGGCTGAGCAGGTGCGCCTTTCCGCTGGCACCAAGGCTCTTGACCAGTTCCTCAAGGTCGATGTCGACCTCGACGTTCATGCTTACCTGGTGCACGCGTCACCTCCGACGTGCTGCACGAAGCGGTAACCGATGCCCCGGACAGTCTTGATCGTGCTCACCACGCCTGCCGCAGCCAGCTTGTCGCGGGCGCGGGAAATCAGGACCTCGACCACGTTGGATGCGGGTTCGCTGCTGCGTCCGGCATAGAGGGCGGTGTGCAGGGCTTCGCGGGTCACCACGCCGCCAGCCGTGTTCACCAGCATGCCCACCAGCACCAGTTCGCCGGCTGTGAGGGGGATCAGCTTTCCGTCGACGATCAGCGCACGCCCATCCGGCTTCACCGTCAGCCCGGGGTCGGTGGAAACGGTGGCCTCGGTCATGGGCGCACCTCGACGAAGGCCAGGCCATAGATGACGCACTGCGCCCGGGACGCCACGGGGGAGGTGGCTTCCGCCGACAGGGGGACGACGGTATTGGCCCGGGCACAGGCGTCGGGGGAAACGGCGTAGGAGCCGCTGGACACTGCATCCACCGCGTCCAGGGCGAGCTGCCACCGGGCGGGTTCGAAGTCTGTCGTGAGGGCGACGCCGACGCCGGCGGCGCAGTCCGGTACGCGCCCTTCCAATGTGAAGCCGTTGAGGGTGGCCTGGGCAACCGTGGCGCGCAGGCCCCAGTCGTTCGCCTGGGCGAGTTCGTACACCGCGAGAGCGGCGCAGATTCGCGGGCTGGTGACGACGAGGTTGGTGGGGCGATGCGGGGCAGCCCCAACCTGCACCGAGGCTTCCTGTCCAAGGTTCGGGGCGGAGGCCAGGAGCAGCACTGCTGCGAGGCCGAGGAACTTCGGGAAGAACATGATTTGCCCTCCTGGATGCGCCGGCCTTCGTTGGAGGCCGCTACGCTCTTGGCGAGGCGAATAAAAGCACGCTTACATTAAGAATGCAAGCACGCTTATACAGCGTGCTTCTATCCTTAACGAACAGGCTGAATGACTGTGGCGATCAAGCCATGAGGATTTCCAAGGCCAGACACCGGCACAGGGATAGGAAGGAGCGAGAGATGGAACCGGCAATCGGCTTTATGTTGTTCTTGGCGGGAACGGTGTTGGTCACCGTCATTGCTGCAGTTCGCAAGCTACCTTGGGTGCTCTTCCTGATCGGTTGCCCGATCATTGGATTCGTTGCAGCTATCCTGGTGGCGCTGGCGTCGGGGGGGAACGGCGTGGCCATGGCCCTGGCAGGATTCGCTTCCCTTGCCGCAATGCTGGTCACGGCGCTGGCGATGAAGAGCCGCGCGCAGAAGCTGGCCGACGGTGATGCCGTCGTGGGATACAAGAAGTGTCCGTCCTGTGCGGAGCAGGTGCGCGCTGAAGCAGTGAAGTGCCGGTACTGCGCGGCCGACTTGCCGGCATAGGCATCGCCGGCATTGCGCCGGCGAGCTTTTCCCGTCCTTTGGACGAACGGGTAGGAAGAGCTAGACCTCTTCTGCGCTGCGCATCAGCGCCAGGCCCAGGACACGCCCGCCGATGTGTAACTGATCGGCCTCGTTCGGTGGCACAACCTCGCTCAAATACCGCTTATTCGTGCTGATTACGTGTAGCCCATCACGCAGCACCTGCAGGCGCTTGACGTAGGTCTGGCCGTGCAAATTGATCAGGTAGAGGCCGTCGCCGTCGAAGTAAGGGCGTGCGGTGTCCACGAACAGCAGGTCACCGTTCTTGATGTCCGGATACATCGAGTCGCCGCGCACAGTGACCAGGCGCACGCGATCGCCTTCCGGCACGAAGCCGATCTGCTGCCGCAATTGCCACTCGGCAACATCAATCTCACGCACTACTTCAGGAAAGTCCTGATTCACCGCCCCATACCCTCCTGACGCTTCGCCTTCCATAACTCTGAGGCGAACGTACCCGGTGGGCGTCTCACTGGACGATCCAGTCGCGACTGATGAACCGCCATCGCGCTCAGGTGCAGTACCGTCGATCAACCACTCGATGCGGAAAGGTCGATACACACGCGCCAACTTGACGGCGGTTTCGCCGCTGAGAGACTTCGTGCGCCCGTCCTCGAGCTGGTACAGCGCGGATGGAGTGATGCCTGCTCGGCGCGCGGCTTCGGCAGGCTCTTCGAAGCCAGACGCGGTGCGCGCGTGCTTCAGGCGGGAGGCAAGGGTGGTTGGCATAGTGTTAGCGAGCTTATTTGGTCGGCGTAGAAGCGTGCTTGCACGTATCGAGTTAGCGCGCTTATACTGGGGCCATGAACATGCCCCGTATCAGCAAAGCCGAAGCCATTGCCGCCTACGGCGGTAACGGTGCAGCCCTCGCCCGTGCACTGGGGATCACCCCGTCCGCGGTTTATCAATGGCCGGACGGGCCGATCGTAGACGAATGGGCGCTGAAACTGCGCTTCGTCCTCAAACCCGACTACTTCGCCAAGCGCGCGGCCGACTCAGACCCTGACGCCGACCGGATTGTCCCGGTCGAGACCTGCTGATGAGGCCGCTGCTCGCGCGGCCATCCCGCGCCGGCCACACGGCCAGCGCGCGGCGCCGCCGGGGCAGCGCCACTGCCTTTAGTTCCTCTGACATCCCAGTCACCTGTCTTCCTATCCATGGCCGACAGCTTGCATCGCCTCCCGAGGTGCGTAAATGAAGCCGGAACCTCAGTTCCAAGAACCGCGGTCGTCGGTGGTGTATCGGAACACCACCGAGAGCATCCGAAACAGCCATCACACCGATGCCAGCTTCGCCCAAGCGGTGGCAGATCAGTACATGGCCACCGTTGCCCCGAATGAGCGCGTTATCGCGTTCCACGCGGGCACCTGCGCCGACTCCATCGAGAAGGCCCAGAAGGCGAACGCGCAGCTGATCGCGCGGTTCCGCGCCGGCACGGTGAAACTGCCTGTCGACCTGGAGGAAGCATGGATTCAGGCGCTGCCGCAGCCGTGGAGCGACGACTGCGCCCGTGAGCTGGCCCAGCGGTATGGGTTCCTAGGCGCACGTGCGCCGCAGATGGAAGCGCAGGCCGGTGTGCTCGGCGTGGCACGGATGTCCGTCGAATTCGGGCATACCCTCCAAGCGCTGTCCAACGTCCTCGAGGATGGGAAGGTTTGTCCGCAAGACATCCCGGAGTTGCGCAAGGCGAGGCGGGAACTGGCCGATCTTCTGGCCGAGGTGCAGACCATGGCCTGCTACGTCGATGGCCACCTGCAGCAGATGCAGCCGATGCGGGTCGTCTCCGGGAGCGCACGATGAGCGCGCACGCGATCGAGCAGACGGTTCAGGTCATGCGCGCGCTGGAGCGAGACGGAATCGCACTGAGCGAGGCTCGCAACGTGCTGCAGGTTCTGCCCTACGCCGATGTGGTGATCTGGGCGAGGTCGCACGCCGGGCCGATCACCGTCGAAGCGCTTCGCAAACGCTTTCCGGTGTCCAAGGCGACCGGTTACCGCTGGTATCGAATGCTGGTGGCCGAGCAACAGGAAGCTGCACCCAGGCTGGGCGATCGCCCGCTGCAGTTCGATTCGCCGGCCGTTGGCCGTGCGAGGGCAGGGGACGTGGCGGGAGGCGTTGAGCAGTGAGTCTGATGTCTTCCTTGGGGACGCGCCTCACCGATGCGCGCCCTGCGTCGTTCAGTGAGAGCGACGTGCTCGGTGTTGCCGCGGCACCACCGCGTGCACACCGCCCACAGCATGCGCTGGTCGGGTACACGCAGACGCGGATCGTGATGATCTTCACCCGGTGGGCGGTGGAGCTGGATCAGTTCCCGTCCGTTGAACAGATCATCAGCCGCTTCCGGGTGAGCCGTGCTACGGCCTTTCGCTGGCGCAGCGCGCTCGCCGAGACGTATGGGCTCGACCTGGCGGCAATGTCGAATGGGCCGCCTGCATGAGCGTTGAGGCCATCACCTGGGCGCTCAAGCAGCCCATCAAGCAGTCATCCACGAAGTTTGTGCTGGTGGTGTTGGCCAACTGTGCCAGCGGTGACACTTGGCAGGCATACCCGTCGGCCGGCTACCTCGCAGACGCGACCGGGCAGGACCGCAAGACAGTGCTGACGAACCTTGCCCGTCTGCGCGAATGCGGACTGATCGAGGACACCGGCAAGCGCATGGGCGACACGAAGCAGGTCATCGTGTATCGCCTTCGAGGGCCGGATTTGATTCAAGCAGTACCGCAAACGGGACAGTTCCAAAACCGGGACAGTTCCGAAAACGGAACAGTTCCGAAAACGGCGGGAAACAGTACCGTTTTTCCCGGGAAACAGTCCCGTTTTTCCGCGAAACAGTCCCAAAAACGGGACACGGAACCGTCAGAAACTAAAGGGAACCGTAAGGAACCGTCATCTGCGCACGAGCGCAGCGACGACGAAGCCGGGCGGCTGAGTCATGCCGAGGTCGAGCAGACGCTCGTCGGCTACCAGCCGATTCCCGCCGGCCTCGACCGTGAGGTGCTGGCCAGGTTCATTCGGCACCGCCGCGCCATTCGCAAGCCCGTGTCGATATCGGCATGGCTGGAGCTGCTGCCGCGGTTCAAGCAGCTGGCCAGCGAGCGCCACGACCTCAACGAATCCCTGCGCCAGACGATGGCGGCCGGGCTCGCGCTACCCGTTACACCCACCACCCAGGGGGAATCCAACCATGCAGTCGATCACCACCTCTCTCCCGGCGAAAAGGTCCGAGCTTCGATCGCAAGGCGCCGCGATGCACGCGCCGCCGGCGGATCAGGGCCCCTGTTCGATGGAGCTGATTGAAGGCCTGTGGGTGGCGCTGGCCGACGTGTACGGCGGGCGCTTCACGCGCGACTTCGGTGTTGACCCATCGAAGGGCGCCGGCACAACCTGGGCTCGCGGCCTCGCCGGGTTGAACCAGGAGCAGATCGTTGCCGGCATCGAGGCATGCGTTGCTGGTGCTGATGGCTGGCCGCCGTCGCTGCCGACGTTCCGCGCGCGCTGCCTGGGCATCCCGTCACTGGCACAGGTAAAGCTCGAGCTGCGGTTGAACGGCGAGCGTAGCGGATTCACCGTGCTGGTCTGGCGGTACATCGACACCCACCGCCTGGAGACGAGTAGCGCCGAGCAGGGTGACCACCTGCTGCGCGAAACCTACGAGTTCGTGCGTCAGGGCGTGATGGCTGGCCAGCTGACCGTGCCGCCGCCTGCGTTGAGGCTGGCGGCCGAGAAGACCGACCCGCTGCCGCCGAAGGAAAAGCTGGCGAAGGCGGAGACCGTCGCCGAAGCCGCCAGCGCAATCGACGCAATGTTCGGTCGCCACCGTCCTGCCGCGTCCGATACCGACAGCAGGCCGGCCACCGGCAAGATGGCCGCCGCAGGGAGCGACGCATGATCACGCCCGACGCGCTCCGCCAGTACCATCGCGCCTTGGCACGCTACTGCCTCGCTGTTGCCGGGGAATGCACGGCGCCGGAGCTGCTGGAGCAGATGGGTATGGTGGCGCTCGATGCCGGTCATCCGCGCGAGGCCTTGATCGCATCCACAGCGGCCGTCGCCGGGCTCCTGCGCGAACTTGATGGTCTGGGCCACGTCGAACGGCGGAACAATAAGCACAGCCCTCGGGACGGGCGTGGTGTACCGGTGTGGGCAGCGCGCGGCGAGCTCGTGGTGGTAGTGCCCCGGTCGCCGGCGTCGCAGCTGGCCACCAGCGGCACGACCGATCAGGCCGCGCCATCGCCGTTCAAGACGCTATCCCTGGACCAGCGCCTGGCTTTCATGCAGATCGAGCTGGAAACGTGGATCAGCGAGCGAGAGCGCGAGCACGCTGCGGCGATGGAGAAGGCGCGCCAAGAGTGGGACGCGCTCCGGGAGCGCATGAAGCGGGTGCTGCAGGTAGTGGAGCCGCGCGCATGAAGAAGGGAACGCGCGCGCTGCGCTACTCCAGCACCGCCGACATGCCCGAGGGCATGCGCAAGCTTCTGGGCAAGGCGGGAAGTGCCGCCGGCGCGGATGCGACTACGGCAGCGCG